AGCCCTGACAATGCTCGGCAAGGCCCAGGACGTTGCGTTCCTCGCGCATCCCGTCCATAAAGGCCACCTGCCGCGCCAACTCCTGTAGGGCCGACCAGCCGCCCCCGGCATACATGGCAATGCGCCGCAGCAGCGTGCCGTCCAGCCGTTGCCGCTTCGCCAGGATGTCGTTGACCAGCCCTTGCAACCAGATCAGTTGCATCTGGATCATCTCCAGCACGCTGTTGAGGATGGCCGGAATAGAGAACAGCAGGGGGCCAAGCAGCAGCAGGGCGGCGTCCCAATTGGCGTCCTCTATCTCCTTCTGCGCCCGGCGCTGGAACTCCACCAGATCGATCTTCCCCTCGACCAGCAGACGACCCAACTCCCGCAATTCCAGCCGCGTGCCGTCCAGAGCTTGCGAGAAAACGCCAACCATCCTGTCCTGCTCCACCACAGCGGTGCGCGTGGCAAACTGGCGGCTGTCGGCCAGAAAGAACACGATCCCGCCATCGCGGAAGGCCCGGCGCAGGACAACGCGGTTCTGCTCCGGGACACCCTGCGCGTTCATCAGTTCCTCTAACTCCGACAGCGTGCGGGGCCGGACGGCAAGGGAAGCCAGCAGCAGGGCGACCGGCGCGGTTCTATACTTCTTGTGCTTCGACTTGCTTAGAGCCACTCGCCGTCTCCTGTTCCTGGCGATTCATCATCTCCAGGTTGACGTACTCCATCTCGGCCATGCGCTTGGCCTCGTCCTCGGTGAACCCGACCATCAGCGCCGCCGCCTCAATGCCTACACCAGCATCGCCCATCGCCTTGAGCGCCTGCGCCCGCAGGAGCATCTTTTCCTCGCGGTTGCGGATGTCGAAGTCAGCCCAAATCGTCGTGATCTCCACGTCCTCGTCGTAGCGCGTCCCTTCGTAGAGGTTGGACATGCGGATGCACAGACGCAGCAGTTCTTCCCACTGCTCGCCCAACTCCACCGAGGCGCTGCGGGCTTTGGCAATCATCCGCGTCTCGTGCTGGCGGTGCGTCCCTTCCGACGCCATCTGCCCGCTCTGCTGGAAGTACGACAGGGGGGTGTCCGTCACCTGCCCGATCCGCTGCACGAAGTTATCAATCGTCTCGATGTGAGGCCGCAGCGGTTCGCCGGGAATGGCCGTCACCGAGGCTTCGTCAGGCGTCTGATCGGGCACGGCAACCCAGGTTCCGGGGGCCATCGCCATGCCGGTCGGGTCGAAGCCCACGGCCACCATAATGCGGAAGCCGGATGCGTCTGCCGAAGCCAGCAAGTCCACGATGGCTTTGTTCAGCGCGTCCTGCATCGGGATACCCGGCTCCAGTTCCGACAGGCCATACCGGAAGCCCCGCGCTCGATTGGTGAAATGCACCAGCGGCGCACCGTGCAGGTAGGCCGACATATGCGGCGCGTCCACGCCACTCCACGGCATCCAGCCATACTGCCCTGCCGAGGCGTTCGACCAGTACCGCTCCACATGGTCATCGTAGTAGACGTTGAGCCGTCTCGCGCCGACCGGCAACCCACCGGCAGCGGCCTCAACCGTCCACCGCTTTGTGAACATCACCGGCTCCGGGCTTTCGGCGTTGTAGTAGGCGTGGACGCCATCCCTGCCGTCATAGGCCAGATGCGGGATCAGCACGGGCCGCTTCTTCGCGACGTTCCACTCCAGAAAGCCATAGCTGTCACCGTCCCGGACGGCCCCGGTGTGGATGCCGTTCTGCACGCTGGAGACACGCATCAAGCGCATCCAGCGGTTCAACTCTTTGGTCAACTTCTTGTCGCCCACGGCTTCAAAGCCGGTGACGGTCAGCCGGGTCGCCAGAGAGTCCACGACGATGTGCATGTAGTTGGCGGCAAAGGACTTGTCCACCGGGACGTGGAGATATTCCCGCTGCCGCCGCGTCAGGATGACGCCCTGCTGCCCATCGTAATAATCGCGGTAAAGCCGGTAGTTGGCCTGCCGGTTGTCATCTTCGTCAATCAAGTGCTGGATAAAGGGTTCCATTGTAGCCTCGCCTACGCATACGCAATCACTTTGGCCTGACCGAGTTTCTTCCGGCCATCCACTTCCATCACGATATACCGTAGGCAGTCTAGCCCGTGGTCATCAGCCCGAATAGGAACCTCGTCCCTCGGACTGGCCTCGCGGCGGCGGGCATCGAAAGAGGGCCATGCGTAGCCACCAAACTCGCCCACAACCGAGAGCGGCTTGTAGCGGATACGCAGCATCTCATCTTCCTCTACCAGCGCGTCACGAAAGAAGTATAACCCACTGTTGCCATCAGCATCGACCCGCAGCCGCATCTGCACCGCCTCGATGCCCTGCCGGATACTCTTGTCGGCCTTCTTGGTCTTGATGCCGTACTTCTCCAGCGTGGCCCTGTCCTCGGCGTCGTGGTCGCAGATCGTGGCTTCGTACCGCTCCCCGGCAGAGAGTTGCAGGATGCCCGGCATCCCGTTCACGCCGTTGACATGCTCATCGACAATCCTGCCGCTCATGTAGAGTTCGCGGTACATGTAGAGCGTCCCCTTGTGATCCTGCGCCCACCACTGGCAGGAAAACGGGTGCGTGTACCCGAAGTCAATCACCCGCCATCTGCGCCAGGAGTCGGGAATGGGGAACGGGTCAACGATGTGGGTCTGCTCGTCAAACGTCTCGTATATCTGCCCTTCGGCTCCGGCCCACAGACCGAGGAAGCCGCGCTTGTAGCGCAGGCCGGTCATCGTGGACAGGATGGAGATCGTGCGCCGTCCCTGGTCTGTCCATTCCTCTTTCTCATGGTCGTAGAGAACCGGGTTGTCCTGGTGCGTAGCCGTGTACAACTCCAGCGACGGACGGTGCAGAATCCAGTGGGTTGGTGCGCCGGGGTTGCAGTCACCCAACACCTGAGAATACGGCGCGTTTCCGGCACGGCCCGTGGTACGCGACAGGATTTGCTCCCAATCGTGGAGCGTCAGTTCTTCCGCCTGATTGACGTAGACAAAATCGTATTCGGCAGACAGAACCTTGTCGGCGTTGTCCAGACCGGCCACGACCATCACGCTCCCGTTGGGGTAAGAGATGGTCTCCGGCCTGCTGCCCCCAAAGACAACGACAGGGCAAAGAGGATGCTCAGGCGGGTAAGGTAAAACTTTGCGGTAATAGGTGACAAGAGCGGTGGAGACAAGGGACGAGTAGAGCTTTCTTGCCAGCAGGATGCGGCAACCAGGGTACTTCAGGGCGAGATTGTGCATCTTGTAGAGGGCTGCAAACGTGTTGTGGGTGACGATGAAGCGGTCGGTCAGGTACAAGTGCGACGGGTGCGCCACGGAAATACACTGTGTCGGCATCTCCCCCACGTACTCAATCCGGTCGATGAACCGGCGCGGATCGGACTGAACTCCCACCCGCGCTCCCTTGCGGCTCAGATGGAACGGGTTAAAACCAACCGGCAGGGAAATGTGCGCCGTGTAACCGGTAGAGCCGGTGTAGATGCGCGTGCCGCCTTTGGTGTAGCTGCCCGGCTTCTCACCCACCGACGACACTCTCCCGCCCAAGCTCTCCACCAGCAGGGTCAAGTCCTCAATAAGTCGCTGTGAAACAGATGTGTAGGTAACATGCCCTTTGTCGCAGATCGTCCCGTCACCATCCATCAGTCCGCGCAGCAGGGCAACCCTGTCCTCGACGCAACTATAGAGATAGACAGGGGGAATGAACTTGTCGGCGCTCAGACAACCCAACAACTCCAGATCGCGCAACCGCTCCCGGTACGCTCCGCCAGCAATGCCGTAGTCGTAATTCGTCACATGGACAATCTCGGCATCCGGCAGGCGGCGCTGCATCTCGGCCAGCATCTCGTCATCACTGGTGGAGAACTTGACCCCGGTCGAGGTCATGCTTCCTTCGGCAATGAGAACGCCCATCACATAGGGGTCAATCGGCAAGTCCTTGCGGGTAAACTGCGCGGCTCCGGCCAGCGGCAACCAATACTTGCGCCGCGTCTCCTTCTTGCTGCCCACCTGCTTGCGAAGCGACTTCCCGGCCAGTTCCCTGGTCGTCATCACCCGCCAGTCGTCGTAGGAGCTTCCCCGAATCCTCTTGCGTGCCGGATCGACGCTGGCCGAATAACGAACATGGTTCTTCTTGGCGACCAGCCATAGATGATCTTCTCCGGCCAGAACCTCGGCTCCGTCGTCCAAAACCATCCGGTAAACAGGCCGGACTCCTTGCGGATAGACGCCCGTTACAATCGTTGGCGTCCCGTCTCCCGCCAGGACAAGATCGCCAAGCCGGATGTCACCCATCTTCTTCGGGCCAGCAGGGGTGTAGACGGTAGCGGCAAGGGGCTGGTCTTTGCCCGCCTCGTACTGACCCGCCAGCATCACCTCTGTCCCCTTGCTGCGCCATGCCTGGAGCGGCCCGCCGTAGAACGTGGGCGCGTCGGCATGGTCGGTGCGGATCACCCACTCCACGTTGTCGGCCATCCGCTGCTTGGCACGGCTCATAGCGCGTCGAAGTCCTCGCCTCGCACAATCGTGATCTCTATCTGCTCCCGGCTGTTGATGTCGACTCTCTGTCGCAGCAGGCCCAAAATCGCCGCTTGGTGGATCATAAACTTGTTCAGGGCCATGCGCCCGTTGTGGCGGTTGGTGGAAGCGATCTTGTCCACAACCTCGTCGTCGTCACGCCGGTCGGCCATGTCCTTCAGGGAGCTATCAATGCCGACCTGCACGAGATCAAGCTGGTGGGCCAGATATGCCGACAGATGTTCCTCGCTGTAGAGCGGCACGCCCTTCAACATGCCGGTAATCCTGTCCACGACCTCGCGCAGCGACAGGCCCAGGTTCCTGGCGATGTCGATGTAGGTCATGTTGGCCTGGGCAAGCTGGAGTATCTGCATGTTGGTCTCGGCTTCCCGCAAGGCGTGGGCAGACGGTACAACCGGCTCTCCCGGCCCCAACGTCACGTCCGCGCTGTCCCGCAGCCGCGACAGTATACCCGCCAGGGGGTCTTTGCTGTCTTTGGTGTTCTCGGCCATCCCCCACATTCTAACCAGAAAGCAACAGACCCGCAATAAGCGGGCCTGTGCCGGAGAACAACAGTTAGTCATGCTGTGTCTAAATAGATTAAAACAGAAAGCGGCAGGGGTGTCAAGAAACGAAAACCCCCTACGGGGAGTAAGGGGTTTTCCAGCCAAAACAGGAAAGGGTAAAAGGGGAAATCTCCGCGTGTCTGTCCTACAGGGAATTATACAACTTCTCCCGCATCTCGGCAATGGCCGGTTCTGCACCCTGCATGAACTCGTAGAACATCATCCTGTAGGCCACGATGATCTTGCCACAGAGATCAAGTACAGGATCGGGCATCCCACCCAACAGCGTGTTCACCACTTCCGGCTCGTCACCCACGATGCCGGACGCCATCACCAGCAGGGCCACCCCCCACAGGCCAACCTCGTACTCCTCGTCGCTGTAAGCCGCCAGCCACGCATCCAGCCCGCTGGCCTGCGGCTCTCCCGTGCCGTGCGACAGCCGGTCAACCACCGGAAACGCCTCAACCACCTCGCCAAACAACTCCACCGACTTCCGGCCCTCTTTCACGAAGTCCAACAGGAGCTTCAGCTTCCCGGCGATGTCCTCGGTGTCGCTGTCATCCTTCACGCCCCGCAGGAAGAAGTCCTGCACGGAAATCTCCTCGCGCTCGGCAAACAGCAGGGGGACAGCCATGTTCTTCAACTCGCTGCCGAACACCTGCTTGATTATCTTCCCCTCGTTCACCAGCAACGCCGCAACGGGACTCTCGTTGTCACCCGCCAGCGCGTTGGCAAACGCCTGGGAATTGGCTTCCTTCATCACATCCGTCGCAAAATGACGCCGAGCGTCAAACGCGCTGTCGTCACCAAACTTGCCTGTAAACTCAAAATTGTCAAACATTGTCGTTCTCCTTTAATCTAAACTAACCTGCACATACAGGCATTATACCACCCAGACAGAACGGCAGGGGAAGAAAAGAAGGGACGCTCATCTGGCGTTAAGGTGTTTCCATGACCTTGCCCGCCTTCTTCGCGAGAGCGGCAACGGATGGCCTCCGTTACGTCTCATAATGGCCTCGGCCCGCTTGCGGTGCTGCGCTTTCCAATCAGGAAGATCGGCAAAGACAATCGGGTAGTTATCCTGGAAACGATCTTCCCACAACCCCCGCGCCCCTCGCTCTGCTTTGCCGTGACAGTCGGAACACATAGCTAACAACACGCTGTCGGTGCTGGAGACATCAAGCCGCAAGACACCGGAGCGAACCACCCGTGCCAACTCGATATACTCTTTCACCGTGCGCGGTGGCTTTCGCATGATTTCCTCAAGAACAGTGACCCAGAGCGGTTTGACATGGTGTATCTGTAGTTTTGACGATGGCATAAATCGGCCACAACGATGACACGGCCAGCTATCACCCCACTTGGCCCGCATCTCCTCCCGCTTCTCTGCCGTCTCTTTACTCCGATTCTTGCACCAACGCAAAGCCCCGGTAACGATATAACCGAGATCGACAACATCGTCGTAACTTGTGGCTTCCTGGGGAACGTAAAAAATCTTCATGTGCATCCCTCACATATCCTGAAGTGGTATACGTGTCAGAGCGGCAGGATGAACCGCCTTTTCGGGAGCTACCCTAGACACGTATGTATTATATCACGGTGCGTCTCTCTGGAACCTTAAAGATTTGCGAGAAACCTTAAAAGAAAGAAATCTTTAAGGAAAATCCCTTGTCAAGTTTTTGGATTTTCGGTACAATTGGCATCGTACCCCACGGCTTCTGGTTCCCACTCCGCAAACTCCTTACTACTAGGGTCTCAAAAGCCCCACCAAGATTTAACTCAAGTCTCCAGTATCAACCGGAGCTTCGGCAATAAGAAGAAAGAGATTCACTTCCACCCGAACCTGAGTCTCCTACTAGAGCCGAGTACGACTAGCCTGCACTTAGGCCCAGCGATCTTCAGAGAAGAAGCCATGACGCAAGTTCATCTCTTTTCTTCCCTGCCGATTCCAGCTTGAGACACAAGAAGCTGCGGCAAAGAAAGCCTCGTGCGATTCACTGTTTTTTACGCGCTGTAAAGTGAAACGCGATCCCTGTTAGCTCGTGTTAGGAGTGGAACGCACGCACAGATTGTGGCCCTACAACCGGTTATTATAACAATCATAATAACTTACGTTAAAACAATTGTTATATTAACTAGTCATAGTCCACAATCACCCATAAAATAATTGGCGGATTATTTTATGAGTATGGATAGTGTAGGCATATGCGCGATCCTAGATCATAGGCTGTATCTCTGAGTACTGGTATTACATAGATGAGCCAATCATTCATGGTATCACAATCTGGATAACCCATAATGTCGGGATCAAATAGCGCACTAATATATAGTGCAATGGGAAACATAGCATTGAATATCAAGCTGAGGATAAGCAATGCGAAGAGTAGGACAATAGACTTGTTTGTATGGGACATGGCTAGTAGCCTAGTGGGGAATATGGGGAATAGTGAGTTAATACTATTCCCCGTATCTGATATACAATTTTCAGTTTTACTCTGGCTATGGCGTTATGACTATTCGTTATTGCTATCCTTGCCAATGGCAAAGCTACCAGTATCAATCGCAAACGGCATAACGTCAATTGGCAATTGACGATCTAAGTCATAAATAACCCTTTGCTCATTGTCGATTGCATAGCATAGAGCTTCATCAACATTATCGAAAATCCGCCCACTTTCTATCATATATTGGCTATTCTCACAATCTAGCCAAATTCCCCATGACCGATCAGGGAATAGACCGGTTAGCGCCAAATCGATCATCTTGTCAAAGGCGTTCAACAGATTGCTCCAAGTATCATTATCAATGGGAATTGTCCAAACAATTTTAGAATCACCGGATACAATCCCATTTGTGGCCGATCTTAGCTCACCATTATCGACAATAAACGTATCGCCTACGTTGGCAAACTTATCTGCGTACACTTTACTTACTGGATACTTCATTTTCTCATTCATGACTGTTATCCTCCTATTGTTGAGCGTAGAAATGGCGCATAAAATTGCTTATGCGCCATATAGACCGATCTAACGTGGGTAATAGTACGCTTCGGATTTATTATCAATCCATTTAGCCAAGCGATTGATGCACATATTGTTCGTCACATCATGGGAGTAAATCCGATCCCATCGCGCTATATACTCTGTCATATAGGGAAAAACGCATTGCACATCAATCTGAATTGCCCTACTCCATGCCCTATTCCATTTTTTACCCATATCATAATTGTGGGTGAAAATTGGCTTTCTGTTGTATGTAACATACAACTCGTCACATGAATATGCTAGAGTCATTGCCAAGAAAGCGGGATCGCTTATCTTGGCAATAGTATCATTCGTGCCAATTCGCTTTACAATGTAATCTGTCATTATCTTACCTTTTCCTTAGTATTCTTGCGACCGTTCCTTATTATTCCTTTCTAGAATCTTTTCAATTCCCTTTATGTGATTCCATACGATTCTTAACTCAACAGAATCTAATTCCATTAGTCGATCTTGCAGACAATTAGAGTCATAGCTATCTAATAGCAGACCTAACTCGTCTAATATCTGAATTACAAATAAAAAGCGTTTATCCGTCATTAGCATGATGTCCTCCTTTCTATCTAATGTGAAAAGGCGCATAAGCGATTTTATGCGCCTTACAGACCGATCTAATACATAGACTGCAAATGCCAACTATAAACACGACAAGCACGTCTATTGGCAATGTCATGAGCCTTATAATGGATATAGGCTTGATTAAACATTCTCAACTTTTCTTCATCCGTATATTCATCCTTATGATCTTGCATGAATTGAATCATGCTATTCCATGATTCATTTTCATCCTTTGCAATGCGAGACCAATAATCGGTATAGCCGATCCTTTCGTATTCGCTCCAGTCATCAATATCTAATTCAATTCCAGTCTTTTCGTCTACTCTAACTGAAGGTGGACAATACTCTATCTGAATGTAGCGCATTGCTTCATCTTCATATGATCCATATCCATTCGGATTATCATTCTCTATTATCTTTTCCGCTTGCTTAATTTCCATTGCTTTATCCTCCATTCTATCTAATTAGGGATAATCATTTATTCCCTATCTGGACTATACGATCCTCATTGCTACGAAAATTACCCCTTCTATCTGTCGTCACAAATAGCGCAATGCAATTCTCTAGGAAGGATCATATAGTCCAGATAGGAAACAAATATTTGTTTCCTATCCATACTGCCAATCTATAGCATGGCGGGATTATTATTTCACACCCCATGTTTCGGATTGTCAGGATATTCTATTGTAAGGGAGCTATAACCCTAGAATCTTGTCGCACAACCCTTAGATCGTGCAAGCTGCTAGGGAGCCAATTTAGGTAAGCTCTAAAGCTAACGGATAAAAGATGTAAGGTATCAACTAATGCCAATTTTAGGGGATTTTCAGGATAAACCACTCATAAACGATCTTTCTAAGCTTGCACTCATAATCCATTCATAAACACATAAATCTAATAATTGTTGTATATGCTCAATATATGCGGGCAATTGCAGCAATTCCAGGTTAACCGAATTGTTAAAATTTTCGTCCGTCTAAAATTTTTGTACCTTAAAAGATGATTCTATTTTCAGGTATACCCAAAACTAGGATTATGGCTTGCCTTATACCTGTTTTAAGGTTCACCTTAAACCTTATTTGTGGGTTAACCTGTCACCGGATTTTAGGTGAGCCTAACGGTCGCCGGGCGGCTTATATGGGCCAAGAGAGTAGGATCGCGTAGAGTGTATGCGAGTGTATGCGAGTGTGTGTGCGTGTGTGCGTGTGTGCGCGAGGTGTGTGCAACGCAAAAGGCGTCCCGTAAGACGCCTTAGTTCGTGAGTGCGCGAGGTGTGCGTTATTCAGTTTTCTTGACTGTGTTCACCTGAACTATACGACCGTAAGCATCAAAATAACAATAACTTTCAACGGTTCCTGAAGGAAAAGCGGCGCGGGCTTCGTCCTCTGTTAAGTGCCAATGTTCCGCAAAGGCATCATTGACGATCCTGAAGGATTCATACAATCCGAACTTAACCGGCAAGCTGAAATCGTCGGGCCGCGTTTTCCACGTTTGACATTTGCCGCTGACCCGAACTTTTGACGGGTTGCCGCGTGAGTCTTTTTGCAGACTACTGAACAATTCCGTCCCGTGTTTCAAAGTAACCGCGACATCTTTTGTAATCATTTTCTGTTCTCCATTCCAACATAATCCGACATCATCCTAACCGCTGCCCAGACCGGGGAGCCGAGGGGGGAGGGTAAAAGCCCGGAGGAACCCCCGGTGTAAAGTCCGGGGGAACCTCTCTATCTCCAGGTCTGCCCCGGTCGCCATTGCTGCTTATTCGTCTCTTTCATCACCTCTATCTCTTTCTGCCATGCCCGGTAAAAAGTCACCGTGTTTTCGACGGCCAGGGCGACCAACGAAGTCCAGTTAAACAGATAATCCGGCTTATCTGCTACGATCACGGCGCGGGGGGTGTAAACACCGTCTGTTTCCTGCACGAAGTCCGGGATATACCGGGCCTTAAATCCGTAAGGAACCGACAACGCTTCGATCTCCAGACCGAACCGATCCATAAGGACATCGCCGACACTGACAGGCCGATCTTTGATCCCGGCCTGATGACTGATATTGTCCAGTATATTAACGGCATCCATGCCGGGCGCATAGCTAACGATATACTGCCCAGGGGTGTCAAATCCGGCAAGGTGCAAAGCATAGCCATGCTTACGGCAATGATCCATGTATGCCTGAAGGCAATGGACACACCAATATGACTTAGGGGCGGTAATGCCCACATGCCGATCTTCCTTTGCCGTCCGGCCATTACACATTTGTTTGTAAGGGCCACCGTCAAAGTGCAGGATATGGAACGGCTCACCGTCCGGGGCGCTCATACCACCGGGAACCCTTATCACTAGATTATCCGGCAGATCGTTTACCCGTTGCATTGGCACGCCTCACTGTAGTATAGGGGTGACATCACCGAGCCGATATTCCAATCTTGCCACTCGTCGCCGGGTTGACGTTCTTGCCGCTTCGTCGTTTCCCGTCCCCATCTGTCGTAACCAACGACGACCGGCGCGACGTAGCGGGCCTGTTCCGGCAAGTTGTCGAAGAAAGTGCCGTAAGCGTGCCAACATGCGGCGGCGACACGGCGACCGGAATGGCTGATCCTACCGCCAGGGCCGCGTGAGTCTTTCACCGTAAGGGTGACATTCCAGCGGTTATAGCCGCGTGCCGGTTGAATCCGCTTGAATACGATATTGCCGTCAAACTGTTCGTTGACCTTTGCCAGAGTTGCCTCTAGCTGTTCCTGTGTAACGTGTTTCACTAACATGACTTGTTCTCCTATTGCTGTTTGTGGGCCTCATTGCCCGACATCTAGATTATAGATCGTTATGCCGGGCAACGGGGCGTTCTCTCATGTTCTGCTCATCTAGTCGTACCGCTCATCGACAATATCATCCCGGTCTATGCCATATTGTTTGCACAGACTGTCAAGCTCATCATCCGGGTCGCCGTAGATCGTCGTGCAATCCTGAAGTTCACCGTCTGAGTAAATGCCGATATACCAGCACTCCCCATTGATCCATGCCGCAAAGTCCGCCAGGACATCTTTCATATACTGAAGGACATATTGCCGGAGTTGGGGGCTAATACGTTTTTTGCCGAACCACTCCCGGACGGCCTGTTTGTCGGCCAGCATATAGCCGGACATCCCGCTATCAAAATAAGCATGGCCTTGCGGCAAGCTACCATCAAACCAATCATGCCCCAATCTCAAAGCTATGCCACCGTGGACGTAGGCATAGACCGGGACGGCGATATACTGCCCGCTATTGACGATCTCATTCAGATCGTCAAGGGTCGCCACGGGCCGGTTGCCCAACACCGTCCGGGCGTCAGACCGATAAGTGACCTCAAATAAGGAATCGGTCAGGGGGTTATCCGCAAAGTTATCGTGACTGACTTCAATCGTAACTTGCTCCGGCTCATCCTCTACCGGTTCACTTTCAACCGGCACGTTGTAGAACTCGTTGACGCCGAACACATCCGCTTGCCCGATATTGTACCGGGAAATGAGAGTATAAAATTCCTCTCTTGCCTGAAATTGCTGACCCCATACGATCTTGCGATAGAGTACGCGACCGTCCGCCGACAAGACCGTGATCTCATTGGCCGGGCCTACGCCGGGCTTTACACCCTTGTCCAGTAACCTTACAACCTTGCCGCTAGTAATCTCTGCCATGACTATGTTCTCCTTTTGTTGTTGTGGGCTTTACTGCCCGACAATTACATTATAGATCGCATTGCCGGGCAGTAGATCGTTCTCTCATGTTCCGCTCATCTGCGGTTGTTGATATTCAACGGCATGATAATCTTTACAATGTTGCCAGTCCGAAAGACTATCGGCTCATTCCGGCTAGTCCATTCCACAACAACATCACCGGCCCAATTACGAACCGCGTCCAGGGCGAACGCCGTGTTTACCGTGAACTCCCCGCCATCCTGCCCGTCCAGCAACCGGGCCGGGATAATGTCGCCACGAACGGCGGCGTCCTTTGCAGAGTCGGCTCGGCAAGTGAGATCAAGGTATATAGGATAGAAGTCGAACACGGCAACCGGGCTAACTTTCTTACTAGACCGCAAGGCAAGGCCAGCGGTCAGGGCGACGGCCAGCGCCGGGCCATCCACGGCCATCGACACCTTACAAGAGGTAGGAATGATCGGCGCGTAGTCCGGGAACTTGCCATCGACAAGTTGCGCCATCACCGCGATCTCCAGGTCGCCATAGTCCGGGATATTCTGCCAGATAGCATAACGAAAGGGCTTGCCGTCACTGCTACGAATCCCGGCATCTAGAATGTCGGGATAGCCCCTGAAGGCGGCATAGGCCAGCGTCCAGAAAGACGCCGGGACAACGATCCCGCCATGTTGTTGCATGACCGTACCGGGCCGGATTGTAGTATGCAACCGGAACCCGTCGGTCGCCGTTACCGTCAAGTCATCACCGTCCGGCGCGAGATAGACGCCGGTCAGGGTCGGGCGGGTGTAATCGGTCGCCGCTGCCACGGCGATCTGTTTTGTGATGATGCTGAGATCGACACTGTTAAAGCCGTGAACTTGATTGAAGTCATCGAAAGTGACATTAGGAAATTCATTGCCGGTCAGAGCGGCAATGGCGCGGCGCGAGTTGTCACTGGTAATTGACAATAGAATGTCCCGCTCATTCAACTCCACGAACCGGGCAACCGGCGCTTTAATGGCCGACAATAGATCGTCGGGATTGATGCAAATGGGACTCCAATACCCATAGATCGACACGTCCGCGATCTTGATCTGGATTGCCAAGTCCAGGTTAGTCGCCGTGATCTCCAGCTTGTCATCGACAACCTGAAGGCGAACCATCTTCAATACGGGAAGGGTTGATTGTTTGGCAATCCCTTTCTTTGCCAGGGTCAGGGCTTTTTTCAATAGCTTTGTTTCAATTACGATAGACATTTTCTGTTCTCCCTTTGTTGCGCCGGGCCTTATTGCCCGACATCCACATTATAAAACACCCCACTGACTAGCGGGGTGTTCTCTCATGTTGCGCTAATGTTACGAGCTGATCGGTCAGACGGCGATAACGACCTGCCCCAACGACCGGCCCCGGTCGATGAAGCGGTCGAGGGCGGGGTCGCCCCCGGCGAGGTCGGCGGCATTATAAGGAGTCGGAGAGCCATTATAAGAGGCCGGAGTTCCATCCGGGCGCGAGAGCAGCACCAGCGCCGTGCCGAAGTGTCCCGTCTGTGTGGGTGCGTCCTCGGCACGCCAGAACGAGAGCCTGCCACGAATGAGCAGCACGGGGCATGTGTCCAGCGCCTCCTGGAACCAGCGCGTCTCCGTTTTGCTGTTGGCGAGGAAGATGCCCGCGTGGAAGTGACCCGCGTCGAACTCAGCCTTCATCTTGCGCCACCATTTGTAGACGGTGTTGCCCCGGCCATACGGCGGATTGCACCACACGGTCGGATTTCGTTGATCAGTCATCCAAATTTGGCGCAGGCCATCATCCTGTTCGGTGAAATAGCGCCGGGCCTGAATGATGTTGTTGGCCGAGGCGCATGATGCCGGATCGAGATCGGCGCGATTGCCAAACACATACTCGGCAAACTGGATGATGTGCGTCGGTGTATACCATTCCGGTCGGTATCCTTGCGGATGTGGGTTGTAATTCTCTGCCATTGTCATTCTCCTTGCTGTCCGGCAGAGCCGGAGTAGAGAGGGGGGTGGTCTGGAGTCCAGAGGAACCCCCCCCTGGTTAAAAGTCCGAAGGAACCCCGGCGTACTTGCGCCTGTCCTTCTCCACGGCGACCGAGTTGTGCCACCTTGCCGGGAAGTGGCCGTTAACCCCGCAGTTGGCGCAGCACAAATCGTAACCATCCCACTCCAGCGCCTCGCCGCAGCGCGGGCAGGCCACAGTCGTCGGCTGTGGAAAGAACTCGTCGTCGTCATCCGGGCGACCCCCGTAGGCCGCGATTCCCGCAGGTGTGTGTCCGTTCATATCTCACCTATTCTTCTGCCAAAACCTTTGCTGCGTAATACATGGCCTTCAGCCCATGCCAGATCGATTTCACAACAAAGAAAACGGTCGAAGCCAGCATGACAAAATTCATGGAACTAAACAGAAAAAAGAACGAGGTGATTGTTCCCGCAATGCAGTACGCGGCAAGGGTCGTGTGGTAGTCCCCTTCTTGCCGCCAGTATTCTTCGTCGTAAAGAGCTTTCCTCGACTCCCGTTTCAGAACCTTCGTGGTAAAGAACCAGAACACAACGGCAAGGGAAACCCACAGGGGGTGGAAGAAAGTCCCCATCCCCAAGAATGTCCACGTTGCGATGAACAGGATAAAGCTAAACATGGTCTTACCCCGCCAGCAGCGCGACAACGCCCGGCATCAGTTCGCCCGGCTTGTCGGCCTGAAACTGCCTGCCGCCCGTGGCCTGGGCCAGCTTCCGCAAGAAGTCCTGGCCCTGGTTGCCTTCCTCTCCGATGAAGATGGTGTGGATCGGCCCCTTGAAAGTCCGGGCCACGGCCATTGCCGCGTACTCGTTGTCCGGCTCACCGTCCGAGATCACCACAATCTCGTACAGGTTGTCGGCCTGCTTGACGTACCGCAGAGCGTTGGTCAGGTTCGTCATCCGGCCAATGCGGGTCGGCACTCCGTCCGGGCAAAAGCGGATGTCGTCCGAGAACTCGAACACCGCCACCGCGCCGGGATAGGCTTCCTGTATCTTCCGCAGTTCTTCCTCGGCTACATCGAACCGCTCTTGGCCGTCACGGGCGTCCATCGAACACATACTGCCCGACTGGTCGATGACCACCACTACCTCGGCGTTGGCAAACGCCTGCTCGACCGTGATACCCTTTTCCTCTGCCACCTGACTGAGACTACCCTTCGTCGGGCCGTCCACTCGCTGTATGTAACTCATGTCGTCTCCTTATACCCAATCGTAATCTACATGGCCGTTGCCACCGGCAACCGTCCACCGTGCCGTCAGTCGCTGGCCCGATGTGTTGATAATATCGTCCCAACCGAGGATGCGGCTCACGGCCAGCTTGGTGCGACCGAACAGCCACTCCCCCTCGACCTTGACATAGCCGCAGCGGTAGCGATCAGGAACCGGCCATACCACGTCTGCCAATGCCGCTTTCTTTGTTCTTGGTGCAGAGCCGACCATCCTCTTGGCCGCATCGTACCGCGCCCGCTTCCGGTCGTTAGCCAGCACCTCGTAAGCCTCGGTGATGAGGATAAACACCTCCGCCGCGCCGGGGTCGCTGTTGGCGTCGGGATGCCACAGCTTCGCCCCGTTGCGATAGCCCTTTTTGATTTCCGCCAGGGTCGCCCGCTCGTTGACGCCCAACATCTCGTAGTAGGTGCTGGCCTGCGTCGGGTCGGTCTTGACTCCAAACCAGTCCTGCAAGGCCGACAGCGGGAAGGAGTAGACCCACTCCCCGCGCTCGTTCATGCCGGATGCCGTGACTTCGCCGCTGGCCCGTCGCCGGGCGTTACCCAGGTAGTTGAGCCGGATGACATCTACCTCTACCTGCATCGTGGCCTGCGCCCCGTTCGCGGCGTCGTGGTAGATGTAACCGTAGTCCTTGAGCGCCTTCAGGATGTCGGGCTTGTATTGAGGCCGCACCCGCCACACCTTGTTGGGCGCGTCCCATTGCCGGGCGTAAGACGGCACGACCAACTTCAGGGCCATGATGAAACCCACGTCATAGACCGACTGTAGCACCAGTTCGCCGTCCTCAGTCCACAGATTCGCCGTTCTTGTTCCTCTCGACATTGCTGTTCTCCAGTATCCACTTTACTCGCCCGCCAGGGTGACTGTCCACAACCTTACGAACGCTTTCAAATTCTTCTTCGGTCAGCCAAAAAGCTAACCGGCGTTTGCCATTCCTTTGATACGAAGTACAAGCCTTGCGTTGCTTGTGTATCTTGCCGCAATGAGGACAGGGCGTGACTTCCATTGGCAGCGGTTCTTGCCTGACGCCCAGGGCATACTCAATACGGGGAGACTTACATTCTCCTAAAGCAACGCGCCTAATAAGTGCGTGGCTAACTTGCTGATCCTTATCTATAAGTGGATTGATTTTTTCGGCAAGGGAGCGCCATGAATGGCCTTCGTTTTTTAGTTTTGCCAGGAGAAGCATGATCTCAGTTGGCTCTCCCTTGAACCGATCTTCGGTAATCAAGTCGCGCCTACGTCCACCCACATTTCGATGCTTTGCAACCTCGTTGCATTGATACTTCAAATCCCACTGGTGAGAAACCTCGGAACCCTTCATGCCTCGTACTCTTGGTCGTACTCAGGGTCGGTGTAATCCCCGGCCCGGTTGCTGGCGGCGCGAAGCTCCTGTGCCGTCGCAATGGCGGCGTATATCCCCGCCTGTCGCAGCAGGCGCTCGCATATCATGTCAATTACCTCGACCGACAGGTCGGGTCTTTTCCTCGTATCCTCGTAGGCCAACATCGCCTGTTTTGCTCGTTTAAGGGCGTCCATTACTCGTCTCCCCCCGGCCCATCATAAAACGAGGACAAGACCAGCGCCACCGAAACCACGATACCAATCACCAAAATCACCACTTCACGTTCCATTTTATGTTCTCCTGTCACAGTTTTTTCCACACCCGTATTATAACAAAAGCCCCCTGTCTTTAGGGGGCTTTCTCATCAACTGCTTATCTTCGTCAACTCCTGCCACGGCATCACCAGCCGGGGTGGTCTGACCAGTACCGTGTCCAGCGCCTTCCTGCGGAACCGCTCCCGCGAGACCAGCCCGACCACGGCCACGGTATCCGGTTCCTTGCCGGGCCAGCACAGGATGGCGATGTCGGCACGAAAGTCCGACATGTCGGGCAGTATGAGCAAGTCCTTTCCCCAGCCGCTTCGCATCTTCACGTCAAACGTCAGACCACCCCACGACAGGTCTGCGCCGCCGTCACCGTCGGGCAGGATACGGTCGTTGAATGGGGTGCGCAGCCAGCGGCAAACCGCCATCTCAGCCATCGCGCCAAGCACGTGGATATGCTCGTCGCTGTCGGCGAGGGAGTGCTTGCGCGTGGCGATACCGCGTCGCGCCTTGTCCGCGTTACGTTCCGCGCCAATCCGGTGTGCCACAGCCAGGTCGTCAGGTGAAAGGGAAAGCGCGATCATCTTTTTATTTTCCCCTTATAGCGATTCGTCGTTCGTCCGCGTACTTCGCGGCATGTTGCGATAGACATACAGTCCTGCCAGCGCCAGAGCGCCCACGAGAATAACGAGCACCCACGACAGGAGGTCATCACGACTCAACACCATCACCAACATGACCCCAAACAGGACAAAAGGAACAGCAACAAGTAACCGATAAACTTTCTCTTTCATTTGTTCTCCTTGTACACCCGCCCGACCCGACTTCGCAGGGCGTCAAAGTTGGGCCGGGCAACGGAAGTCTCTATCGCGAATAGCCCTGTATTATGCTGCGGCATATAGCCGGATAGCCAAGTTAAACACCGTCCCAGACGTTCGCCATAGCGAGGTCGGGATCGGTCGCTTTGTTGTCCAGTATGTAGGCGAAGACGTGACCGGCAGGAAAGCTGTCACCCCGCTGTTTCAGCACGCCGACGAACATCAGGTTTTCAACTACGGTAATCTGCTGGTTGCGGTACTCCAGGTTCGTCCCCAACGGGAAGTTCCTGGCGGCAACAGACAGGGAGATAATCCGGTCGGCGCGTTGGGCAATGTTAGCCGTCTCCTGCCCATCGTACATCGACGGCAGGTGGAGCGCCTTCCACATGGCCGTCATCTCCGGGGTCTGCTTGGCCTGCACGCCGAGGATCACGGAGCAGTCAAACTGCGACCCGATGACCCGGCAGGTGTCCACGTCGCGGGACACCTGGAGACGGCGCTGCTTGTCGATGTCGCGCTCTTTCCGCACCACGGGGTCGAGCGGCAGGGATTGCAGGTAGTCGATGAACACGGCGGCGATCTTGCGCGGCGTGCCGTCTACCTGCCCCTTCTCCAGCATGTCCAGCCCCTTGCGGATGTTGGTCAGGTGTATCTCGGAACCGTCCCGGCCCAGGCGCGTGGCGATGGTGTAGAGCGGCACTCCGGCAATGGACGCAGCGGCGCGTAGCAGCACCTTCATATCTAGACCGTTCCGGCTGACAATATCCCGGTAGCCGATGCCGCTCTCGGCGGAGACCCGGTTCATCGCCAGATAGTCCGCCGACACCTCGGTATCGACCCACACAATCACCTCGTCCCGGTTGCGGCTCTGGAGATACTTAATCATCCGCCGCATCCAGCGGTTCATAAACCAGGACTTACCGTTGTGGGTCTGCGCCTGCACGATGGTCAGGCTCCCCGGCTCCAGCGGCACGAAGTAGTTCTCCATGCCGGGCAAGCCCATCGGCATCAGGCGCTCCCGGTTATCGTGCAACCGTTGGACAGCCTGCACGCCGAGGACGCCAAGCTCGGCAGGGGTGACGATATGCCGCTCGTCGCTCACAGCACACCCCACTCACCAAACTCGTCCTGCACCATGATGTCATCAAAGCCCATGTCGCCCCAACACTCTTGCAAGTCTCTTTCGACCTGGGCCATGTAATCGTCAAGCTCAAACCAGCCCTGCGCGTTCTGCACCGGACGCAGGCCAAAGACCGCTTCCTCGCAGGCCACAGCCAGAGCGCCGGTCGCTTCGATTGTCGGGCGGATGTCGCCCACTTTAGGGGAGAATGTTGAGTCCGATTCGTTTGTAGTCGCGGTCATCACTGTCGATCTCCTTTGGTAGTTGTTCTCGTTCTGCGTACCATCTCCACAGGATGCCCTTCGTCATGTGGTAAGCATCCAGTTGCAAACACGTCCCGTTGGGTGAGCGGTAGAGCGCCGTCGCTCCCTTGCCGGAGACCCAACCGGCCTGTCGTAGCTGCTTCGTTAGCTGAGTCCGTGTCCAACTCATAATGTTAAGCCGGTCAGGTCACGAAACCGGCCCATTCCTGTACACCACCGAGTCCGGCGGAGGACTCGGACTGTGACCTCGAACGTTAGTCCACGCTCGCCTCGATGGACATAGTATAACACCGTTACAACCACATGGGCCTGTCTCTCATCTGCCTCTAAGGTGCGTGATAGCCTTCGGGGTCAAAGGTCTCCAGGTCATCCCGGATGGCGCTGTAGTTGACGCCGTTGTGGTAATGGTCGAACGTCATGTTGATGCTGTAATGAATCACACCGGCAAACCCGCTGGTTGCACCAGAGATCACCAGCCCCGGCTCGTCGGACATAAAGTAGGCGTCCTGGTTGCCGCAGATGACCATGACCGGCCCGCCCGTCGGCGAGACCAGTTGCCACACGGTTCCAGGCTCTCTCTTGCCAGCAATGCCAATCATATGTACATCCACAACCGCTGCGTTGGGGTAAGTCAGCACCGTCTGGATTGCTTCCCACTCCCGGCCCGGCGCGACCATGTAAGCCTCGCTTTCGGGAAAGATCGTCATCTCTACATTGGTCGGCGGGTTGGTAATGCCCACGACTCGGTTACTCATAAGGTTTTGTACATGGTTGTAAGTCGTGGACATACCAATAGAGATGCGCGTGACCAGCAATGAGCCACCCCCGGCCAGATGGCTCATCTTAAACAAAGCATAGGTCAACATATAACCCTGCCGCGCCATACTATTCGTCCAGATCGCTCAGGAGTTCGGCAAGGTTCGGCACGTCGCGGCGCGGTTGGCCCTGCGGCACGTCGCGGCGCGGCTGGTTGCGCTGCTGATGGCGGTTGTTGTTGCCGCCACCACTGTTGCCGCCCCGCTGCTCGGCTTGTTTCAGGATGCGCTCGGCATCGCGGAAGGCCACGGTGATGCTGGCCCGCAGCTTGGCAAACTCCTTAATCGCGTCCGGGAACAGCGTCACGACCATCGCGCTGCTGGCGGTGATAAACAACTCCGCGCCAATCGTGAAGTAGATAAACGTCAGCGCCGCCGACACCCATACCGTGCGGTTAATCTGCGGATTGCTGCCGTCCAGCGGGAACAGGGCAGCATCGCTGCGAAACTGCACATCCGACACGAAATCCAACACGAACCACAGGATCGCCGCCGCCAGCGCCCACTTGCGCGACGTGTCCAGCGACCACAGGCCCAGGAACACGATCTGCCCAACCCACGGGGTAATCGCCATAACCAAACGCATCCACTCCCACGACACGGTGCGAATACCAAACGCCTGCTCCAGAAATATCAACCCTTCGTAAGAGGACATCCAATCTTCCAGTGATAGGGAGATGCCAATACCGAAGGCAACCAATGCGATGATAAACATACTGAATGACATCGGCCCGCCCCGCACCTTGCTACTCAACGTATCCCAAATGTTTTGACCAGCCATCGTTATTCTCCTATAACCGACTCGTTATTTTGTAACCGACCCGTTATTGGCCGGTTATTTAACCAATTCGTTACGTCCACGGTGGGGGAGAGGGGTATCGTTCTTGCCACCACATCACCCGCCACCAACCGTTGTTGCAATCTACGCAACACGCCGGGCGCACTTGGCGTCCACGCATAGCGCGTTTGCCCATTCGCAATCACAGTCGTCGCCGCCCGGATGCGACACATCAACTGCGGGAACGGGATCGTCCCGTCGCTCTCTCGCGGTGAGTAGAACCGCTGGTCTACCCACTGACCCACGGCCTCGCGGGACAGGACGGCATCCGGCTGTTCCACGTAGGCGATAAGACCGGCAAGGTCGGTCTCCTTCAGCCATTGCCACGTCCTGTCGTTGGGCTGCGGCTCGGCCACTGGCTGCGGCTGTACCGGCTGTACCGGCTCTGGTTCCACAACTGGCGCAGACACCGGTCGCTGGTAGTAGAGCAGCAGCGCCGCCGAGGTCAGGCTGTAGGTGACAATGCCGAAAAGCGCCACGGCCAGCCAGATGTGGGCCGGGGGAACGCCGTCATTGATGGAGATCAAGACCACCAGGATCAGGCCCATCACCACCAGCGCCACGTTACGGGCGATAGAGGCGGCGAATTGTCGCGCTTCGTAATAGTCCATTGTCACTCCAAAGGTGGTAGGGGTTGGGATACTGGGTAACTTTTATATGGGGGTGTCTCTTTTGCACCCAACCCCTGACCATATTGTATCAGCATTTCGTCATATGCCTTTAGTCAAAGTCCTCATCCGAGTAGAAGGCCGGATAGCCGTCCGGCAAATCCTCGTTAGTGTCGATGACTGTTTCTGTATCAAACGCGCCGTCATATACCGAAGCGCGGCGGGCATTGATACTCGTATAGTCGTCATATTCCCATGTACCATGTGTTAGTGCCATAGATCGCGCCCGGTTGCGGTGGGGCGCAAATATCAATAGCGCACCATCACCGCTGTCACCTGGAATAATTGCATATGCTTTCACATTTCACCTGTATCAGCGCCAGCCGAACGGCGCTGCTAATGCCGTCTCGTCCCCCTCGTGGGGAACCCCGACCGGCAGACCTTCCAGCCGTCGCCACACCAGCCACAGGTGCTTCAGCCACAGCTTCGCCACGTAGCGCCTGCCGCGTGCCTTCGTCACATTCTCGCGCACTCCGGCTTGCAACAGCCGCTTGCGGTATGCCACGTAAACCGCGTGGTACGGTCGGCAGGCTGGCATCGACAGGCGGTAGGCCAGCTTTGTCATCGCCCCATACGCGGCTGCGGAGTAGGTTATCTGCCCCGGCGCGATAATGCTGTACACCCGGTCGGGATAGCCGTGAACCACGCCCAACCCACAGTAGCGCCAGAACCCTGCCGGGCTGTCGGCCCGCTTCGGGTCAAGCTGCGTCAACACCGACAGGACATCCAGCAGCGGGACGGCCATCACGCCCATCGCGCTCCACAGAACCGGCACGTCCACCACGTAGGCTTCCATCTCGCGCTTTAGCGCGGCGCGGGTCTCCACCACGCGGGCGTTGAGCGCCAGGGAGATGTCAGCGGCATCAGTCATGCCCCGCTTGCGCCAGTTCGTGCCGCGCACCCTGGTCGAGACCTGCAACCGCAGCAGATACCTGTCCAGTTCGGCCACTTCCCGCAGGCGGTGAGGAATGGGTGGCGATGCCGCTGTTTTCTTAACCTTCGCTCTCATTCAGTTCCCGTATCCGCTCCCGTGCCATATTGCAATATTCTTCGGAGATGTCAATCCCGATCCAATCGCGTTTCAGGACTTCGGCGGCTACCGCCGTGCTACCTGACCCGATGAAGGGGTCTAGCACAACCTTTGCGGTAGTAGACTGGATACAACGTTGCGCCAGTTCAACCGGAAAAGAGGCGGGGTGAGGGTTGTTAAAGTCTTGGCGAATGTCCCAAATATCCCCTAGCGCGTTTGCTTTGGGAGCAAGCTTAAAATCAGGCTTGCAAATGAGATAGATAACTTCATAGGTGGGCAAAAAGTAGCCTGGGTTGAAATTTATACCGCCCTTTCTTTTCCAGATGATAATTTGGCGAACCGGAAAACCTTCTACAATATCCTGTCTATCTTGAAGCAATCCCCCCTGTACGCGCCACTTGTGATTGTAGAATATTGCTCCATTCTCAGGAAGCAAGCGCATCATAGCCTTTAGGCTTTCCCTTTGCCACGCCACATAAACATCATGGGGCATATCATCTTTGCTTGTATCGTACCCGTCTAAAAGCTTGGCATTTGCCCATTTCCCCCCGCTTCCGTTCTTCATTCCGTTTCCGGTGCTGTTTCGCAGGTTATAAGGTGGGCTGGTAACAATTAAGTCAACCGAACCGGCTGGCATTTGATTCATTAGCTCAACTGCATCCCCTAGATGAATCTTGTTGAGCCATTTATCCGTTTTCATCGTCATTCAGTTCCCGTATCCGCTCTTGCAAGTTCGCCCAAATATCTTCGGGGTACATATTCTCCATGAACTCAGCCGCTTCCGGCGAACTCTGGCAGAACTCATGCACCGCCAGCACGTAATCCGTCTCGGCCAGCGCCAGCTTCTCCGCCGCGATGTCCAGTTCAACCTTCGCCGCGTCCACGATCTGTGCCAATTCGTTCAGGCGTTGGATCGTCGCCAGCCCGGTTAAGAACAAGTCAACTTTCATATCACATCCAAGATTGATAGTATGGTCATCGCCATGAACGTGGCGAATACTACGGCAAAAAACGCCGATATACCCTTGTCTTTTTGCAATTCACTCGCAGCAAAAGCTAGGAAGAAAAAGCAAGAAAGCAAGCTAACTGACAATGAAATCAACATCCAGTTCATAGCACACCAAACTGCGTCAGGATTCCCCACAGCGTCAGCGAGGAAAACAACGCGGTTAAAATAGCCGCCAGTACCTTGCCGCCATCGGCCTTCACGTTCACGAAAATCAGAATGAGAAAGGCCATGCTTGCAAAAGCGCAAGCGAATACAAATGCCGCACCCCATAGTTCTTGTGTCATAATGGCGTCTCCGTCGCCTGTGCCAGATACAATCGCTCAAACACATCCAGTTCAAAACCGTCCAACAGCATGTCGTCTATCTTGCCCGGCAGGGACACGTAGCGGGTGTGTTCAAAGTGCTTACCGACCCGCTTCTTCTCCTGCGTTGTCGCGTCGGGGTCAAGCAGCAGGAACACGTCTGCCCCGTGGATGTCCTCGGCCAGCCGCTCGGACTCGTTGCGACCCGGCGTCTTGGTCGTCACGCCCACGATGTTGTAGGGCCGGTTCAACTCCACCGCCAGCCGCCAGAACAGCACCGCCGCCTTAATCGCCCCTTCACAGACGATGACCGGCCAGCCCTCGGTGAGTGGTCTTGTCCAGTACGGCACGGCGGGATAGCCGGACTCAAAGCGGTACTTGCCACTCCCGTCCGTATCCAGCAGCCGGTACTGCACGGTCTCCACCGCCCACTCCCGGTTGTGAAAGGGAATGGACAGCGCCTCATGGCCCTGGAACACCGTGTAGCCCAGGTCAAACCAGTCCTGCGCCTCGTCGGGCAGACCGCGCTTGCGCCATGCCACGCGACCGGCATCCCGCATCGCGTCATGGTAGCCCCGCCAGTACGCGGCCTCGGTGAGCTTCTGCACCCGCTCGTCACGCAGCAGGCGCTCCTGCTCAATGCGTTCCTGCCGCTTGCGGGCGTACTCCGCCAGTTCTTCCGGCGTCAGCTTCTTCTTGCCGTCCATAAACCCCTTCAGGCCACATTGCCTGCACCAATATCGGTCGCCATGCACCCCGTTGGCGGCGAAGATCACGAACCTGTCCTCACCCCCGCACTTCGGGCAGGGCGACGACCATTCCGCTGGCCCCTTGCGCCGCGCTACCGCAGCCTGGGCCGGGAATAGAGAATACGCCGCTAGTGGAAAATCAGCACGCATACCGTTGTTCTCCATTGACGGTAAACCGCTTTACTGTTTGTCTTTCTTGCGCGGCCCCAGGTTGGGCATAGGCGGGTCTGGGAGTAGTTCCTGTTCTTCCCGGTTCTCCCGGCGCTTCACCGTGTCGTCGGTGTAGACCACGACCACGCCCATCTGCGTCAGACCTTCCACCAGTAACTTGACTATGGTATCCCGGTGCAGAAAGTCGGCAAACAGTTCGTCTATGATTTCTTCCGCTTTGCGTTCGATGTCGTCCATACCACACATGATAGAGCGATAAGAATAGGGGCGCAATGGCTTGCGGCCAGTTACTCATGTATGTTAATCTGTCTCTCATGCAAGACATCTTTTTTCTCACTTCCCCCGTCGAGGGAGCCGTAGTTGAAATAGAGGAATGGGACTTTACCCAAGACCCAACCGGCAAAAAGACCCTGGCGACAGCCACCGTCACCAGGGTCGAACAACGAACTATTGAAGAATGGAATCCAGTCCTAAAGAACCGGGAAGACGTGATCTACACCTACGTCAGCCTGCTGGTCAACGGCAAGGCTTACGTGCGACGAGCCATCGTCGGTGGACTGAAAGAGCCGCTAGTTACTAGAGGCTTTTACCAAAATTCTCACGCTTAATCGTTCGGTGGACACCCTGGTTCGCTCCCAGGCTTAACAGGGCCACCAACAGGAAGTCTATGATCGCCTGCGTGATATTCGCCGGGCAGGTATCCCCGACTTGGCACTTGTAAAACATGACGGCAATGGAGATCAGGGCCACGCCCAGGGCGTTGAGACTGGCCTTCTTGCCGGTCGTCAGACCGGCCCACCAGTCCGCCAGATTGGGAACCCACTCCAGCAGCAGCGACAGCAACACGGAAAACACAACGGCAGGGGTATATTCAATCATCGTTTACCTCGTCAAGTCATAATCGACAGCCCATCTACCCGGTTCCAGCCGGTTAAACAGGACATACAGTTCAGGCTCGTAACGGGCCTCATTCGGGAAGGTCTTTGCCAGCCACTCGGCCACAAGGCCGTCGCAGATGGCGGATTCGGCAAGGTTAAACCTAACCTGCCGGAATAGCTCACCCATCACAAAGAATTGCTCCACGCCGACATAGCCCGGTCGCATGTTGCCGGGGTCGGCCATCAGCGTGTCGGTCGGATGCCCGAAGCCGCTGGCAGGATTGGCCGGGATGTGGTGTCCGCGCAGCATACTGACGAACACGATCTTCTCCGGCATCTTGTCCACCATCGACAGCACCCCGTCCATGTACAGGTCATCGTCGTTGAGAACGCAGTACCGCTCTCCGTCCTTAATCCTGCCGCTCTCTATGAACGCTTGCAGCTTGTAGCAGAACGGGTCAGCACCGGCAGGGATGTCCACCTGTAACGGCAGTATCCACTTGCGCTTGACCGGGAACGGCACATGGCTCACGACAGGATGCCACGTCATCTTCACGTCCTGCTCCTTGAAGTGCCGCAGCAAGACCGGCACGTTCTCAGCACGGGAGAAAGGAGTAATCACATGAATCATAATGGCTTCTACCCAATTATGAGAGTTTTCTCATAAACTTGCATTACGGTTTTTCAAAACGGTACAATAGTGACGTGGAAATCTCAAACGCAAAAGGTTCTTTTCTTCGGTGTCAACCACTCTCAGATAAACCGGATTGTAAACCGCAAATTCTGGACTCATGTCTGAACCTTAACGAATCGTGATGCTCTCCCGCACCATTGGACTCCGCTCTCCCGGTCGAAAGACCTCAACCACGAAAGAGTAGTCGCCGTTGGAAGAACTCCAACCCACCAGCCCGTAGTTCTTGGCGTAGAAGTAGGTCTCCGCAGGCGTAATGGCGTCGGGTTTCAGCAACCAGTGAAGCTCCACGACATCGGCAAAGGGCATAGCGCCCTGCGGATGCCGCCAGGATGCGTGGTGTTTGGCAAGGCGCAGCCAGCTTCTCCGGTAGCCGCTGGCCGGGTTTTCAAGTTTTGCTCCGGTGCTTTTGTCGTAGAACGTGACCAGCGGGTTGCGCTCGTAGGTCTGGCCTGCCGCCATGATCCGCAAGCACCAGCGGGCTTTCATCTCCAATGAGTTCTGCCGCTGCCAGTAGTACATGCCATTGCCCGGTGAGGTGTCGATGCCCCGGTAGATATACTCAGAGTCGAAGTAAAATTCTTCCCACTCGTTGTTCTTCACCAAGTAGAAGGCGCTCCCGTAGCTGGTCTGCGTCTGCATCTGCTGGCTATGTTCCTCGCCCTGCCAGATGACTTTCATCTGGTATATCGTGCCGTCACCCCTGATATAGGGCAGCAGGTCAAGTCCCGCCGGGGCAGGGGGTATGGAAAGGAACGGCGTCAGATAGTCGGTCGGATCGTGGATGCCCTTCGGCCAGCGGTTGCCATCGGCGTCGGTGTAGGTGTTGGTGACATGGCTCAGGCCAAAGTGCAGGTGCGTGCCGGTGGAGTTGCCGGTCGTTCCGGCAAAGCCAATGGTCTGCCCACCTACCACGTAGTCGCCCACATCCAGCATGGCGAAGGCGTTGAGATGCGCGTAGAGCGTCACCCATCCACCGGCATGGGCGATCTTGATGTACTTGCCGTAGTTGCCGCCCTCGTGGACACCCATTACCATGCCGTCTGCTACCGCCAGCACGGGGTCGTTCAGATTGGCCCGCAGGTCGATGCCTTCGTGTCCGGGGAAGCCATACTGCTGGTAGACTTCGGGCCTTGCGCCGAACGCCTGCGTCACGGCAGGAGTGCGCTTGACCGGCCACACGACGAACTCCAGCGTGGCTTCGGGGTCATCTATGAAGTAGATTTTGTCCCACTCCGGCACGCGACACCAGTACACCCGCTGCCGCATGTTGCCCCAATCCATTGCCGCCTGTGTCGCGTACTGCAAGCCCTCGTAGGCCACCCACTTCTCCGGGCCGTAGGGCGTGTAGTTGGCGGTGGACAGGATGTGCTTTTGAAGCGCCGCGTCCAGGTTCGTCGGGGCGGCGGATGTGGCCCGCTCCCATAAGACTTCTTCTAAGGTTTCGTCAGGCATAGGTGGCTCCGGGTTAGGTGGTGGCGGCAAGGGGGTCTCGTCGGCCAGTGGCGGGATGTCCAGGTTCAGCATGGCGTAGGCGATGTGGGCCATATAGGTGTTGACCGTCGCGCCGATGTCGCCCCATGACGCGCCTTTGGTCAAAGACCACAGGACAACACCCTTGATGTGGTCGTAGGCATAATGCTCCCGGTAGGCGTCCAGCAGTTGCGGCATGGCGACTTCCACGACCGGCGCTTCGCGCAGCGTCCAGCCAAACTCGGTGAAGATCATCGTCGGCCACGGCTGCGGCACGTTGCGCCAGCGGCCAATCAGGTACGGCGCGTCCAGATTCTCCACCGTCATCGATCCCTCGTGGAGATCGATGGCGAGATCGTCGGGATGCTTCCGCAGCAGGTCAAGCAGCTTGGTCATCTCCGGCCCGCGCCATTGCCACGACTCCGGCGTTCCCGGCGCAAAGCCAAACACGGTGAACCGCACGCCAGCGGCAAGGGCGTGTTCGCACAGCCTGTAGGCGTGCGCCGCCAGCCACTCGCTGTTGTCCCACTTCCAATTGCCGTCATTCTCGACGTGCTGGAACCACTTGCGATAAGGCCCGCCGCCTTCCGGCAGGTCGGCCTCACCCAGCACAAAGGCGCTCTCGTTGGTGATGCCGCCGTAGACGATCTTGCGGTCAAGCTCTATCGGCCAACGGGCGCTGTGCCACGCCCACTGCGCGTCGGCGGCGTCTCGCGGGTCGATGCGATAATTGGGTATGTCGTTTTCGGTTGTTCGAAAGACCAGACAGGCGGTGCGCTGCTTCTCATACGACCACCCCGCCGCCTTCATCGCCTCCTGCGCTTCGTAGGCAAACCCGGCCCCGTCCATCGCCCCAACTACCGGCGGAATACCAGCAGCGATGAGTGGCGATAAATATCGCTCCCCCCACCCGTCGGCGTAGTTGCTGACGGCTGTCTTAAATCCAATTCGGAGATTCATCATCCACCTCTCACCATCGTATATGACCACACGTGCTTCTTGTCGGGTTCGTACCGCACCGTGCAGTCACGCGGATAGTATTCCCCATGCTCGCGCACAATGGACAGGACGGTTCCACGGCTGCGACCCGTTAGCTTGGCGATACGGTAGGCGTTCGGCTGCTCACGCCATAGCTGTCGGATTCTCTCTACTTCGTCTCTCTGCACGGGTCGCACTCGCTTAACAAGCCCACGCCGACGGACAACATTGCACACCGTACTGTCCCATACCCTTAGCAGGCGAGCGATGGCGCTTATCTGCGCCCCGCGTTCGTACAGGCGGCATATCTGATCACACTCCGTCGCCGTCAATACCCGCCGCGCATCCCGCAGGTCAGAATCCAGCAGGTATTTGGATACAAATGACTTGCTCACCCCACACCGGGCCGCAATCTCATTGATAGTCAGCCCTTCGTAGTACAAGTCCTCTATCTCGGCGCGGACGGAATCAGGGACGCGCTGCGTCATTTTGGCTTCTTGGCCGGTTTCGCGGCAACAGGCCACTTGCCGGACATCACGACGGTGCGCTGACCCGCCGCCTCGCGAATGACCGCCGCGTATGTCTTGTCTGTCGGATCGTAGCTGACGAATACAGCCCGTCGCCCTTCGGTCGAGACATTGACAAGAACAACATCGTCTCCCGTTGCGCCAATCTCGGCCAGCAAGCCGTTAATGTCTTCAATCATTTCCGCCTCCTACTCCGTCTTGATATAGACGTGGATTGTTGCTCGCAGTGTCTCACTGTTGACAGTTGTGACAATTTCGTTGGTTACAGCGTAGTTGGTTCCGGTAATGCCGCCGGACAGCTTGATACCTGTCATGCTGCCGGTCATGTGGGTCGCTATGGACGTAAGCCCGACAGGAACCAGCCACGTGGAAGCGGCGACCGTATCCGGCGCGACAAGCCCGTTCTCGCCAGCCAGTCGCGCCGTCCAGTCCACCCCAAACCACTCAATCGCAGCCGGGTCTTTCGTAAATTGGTCGCTGTCGCTATTATTCATTCCACTTCACCGTAAGGACACGCGCCTTCCCCTGAACGTCGTAAATGCACATCCGGTTCGAGACACTACGCAATCGCGGGTTGACAGGAACCGTATATCGTTGAATGTCAATGGTCGTCGGCATCGTGGCGCTGGCCTTCCAGCCCAAAATCCGCCTTAATATATCTCGCATTAGCTCACCGCCGTAATCGGCTCGGCGTCGGAATCTACCGCGACCGTCTTGGATAGAAGCGGTGTTATTCCGTCCGTCTTGTAGATAGTCCACGCTGTCCCAACGATGGCGCTTTCCAGCGCGGCGGCAATCAAGGCTGCCAGTGTGTGGTCGCCTGCTGTCCCCTCGACGTTCGCGTAGCTGCGGGAGAGAATCGTGTCGGCAATTTTCTGCGCTGCCGCCGTTGCAATCGACCCGGCAGTAATGGCATCGACCTGAATCATGCCCACCGTTACCGCGTCTGCTGCCGGGTTGAACGTAGACAGTCCGTTCACGTCGGATGTCTTGGCTGTGCCGTAGGCCGCCAGCGCCGCAGCAGCAGCGGCCTGTGCCCCGGCGCTGTCCAAATCGTGAAGCATCCCGATAGCCGCCAGCACCGCGTCATCCGCCGCCGCCAAAGCCGTCGCCAACTCACTGTTGGTCGGCAGGTCAGCCACCTCTGCCGAAGTTGCCAGACCGCTTTGTATTTCTGCCGTTGCGTCGGATGCCAGCGCCGCCGCCGTGACGGAGTTCGCCGCCAGTGTCATGGCCGCTCCAACCGGCGCGGCGGACTTGGCCGCATCGTAGGCAGTCGTAAGTTCAAAACCGCTCTTGCCGGTCAACTCCCGCGTCGCGTACTCCCACACCTCCTGCGCGGTAGCGCCGCCACCGCCACCGCCACCGGACGTTAGCTCTCGTGTGACGTAACTCCATACCTGCGCCGCCGTCAGCGTGGACATCCCGCTTACCGCCGTGTCCAGTTCACCTTTTGTCGGCGGATCGTAGGCCGTAAGAGCCGCCGCCGCCGCTGTCTGTGCCTGCGCTTGAGACAGGTTGTTCAGCGCCGCCACCGATGCCGCCGTTGCCAGTCCGCTCACATCGGCCTTGTACGTCCCTGCCGCGTCGCTGTGGGCCAACGTGCCGGATACGTTCAATTTGTCCAAATACCCCGCACGCGCCGACGTAATCCGCGTCTCCAGGTCGTCAACCATGTCATCGACTGTCTGTAAGGCCGATGCCGACGCTGCGCTCTTGGCCGCGTCGTAGGCCGCGACAAGTTCAAAGCCTGTCTTGCCGGTTAGCTCGCGGGTAGCATATGACCATACGTCACCAGCCGTCAGACCACCGCCACCGCCGCCGGATGTCAATTCGCGGGTGACGTAGCTCCATACCTGCGCCGCTGTCAGTGTCGATAATCCCGACAGTTCCCCGGCGGCAAGGGTTACGTCGTCGGTTGCCGGATTGAAGTAATCGCCAGTCGGCAGCGTTCTGGCGTTAAACTCCGCGTTCGTGGGAATGTCGCCTAGCTGCGTGTCCAGATTGGCCGACGCCAACCCTACCGCCGACCTCGTTCCTGCTGCATCAAGCGGTGCAGTATAGCTAAACGTCGCCATCCGGCTCGTTATGGCCGCGTCGATACGGTCAATCAGCAGCTTGCCGATACTGCCGACCGTAGTCAGCGCCGACGTTGCTGCATCCCATATTGCCTGTACCCCGGCAGGGGACAGGGAGTATCCCGTCTTGTCGCTGTTGGTTCCGACCGTCACCGAGAACCCGAAGGCCGACAGGGTGCGTGACGCGGATGACCACACTTTGTCCGCGCCGGTCTGACTAATACCCACGTCGTTCGTGACTGTGGTCACTGTGGGGATGACCGCGCCGGTGTGGGTTGCCGCCGCCAGCTTCACCGTATCGGTCGCCGGGTCGAAGTAGTTGGCAGCCGCCAGCGTGCGTGCGTTAAACTCCGCGTTCGTGGGAATGTCCTGAATCAGGCCGTCCAGTGTGGTCGATGTGTCAACCAGAATGGCGTCCACATTGTCGTCTATCGTCTGTAACGCTGTCGCCGTTGCCAATCCGCTTTGTATTTCTGTTACGGCATCGGAGGAAATGGCGTCGGCGTCTATGGCTCCGGTGGCGATAACCGCCGCCGTTATCGCGCCGGTCGCCAATGTCATGGCACTCCCCACGGCTGCGGGTGATGCCGGTAACGTGTCGGACTTCGCCTTTATTCCGTCAATCAGCAGGTCGAGCCGTCCACCGTTGACCCAATCGGTCTGTAACTCATTGGTATCCGCCAGAATCGCAGCAATCTCGGTGTCTATGTACCCCGTCGCCGTTGCCAATGCCGTCGCCGTAGCTAGTCCGCTCTGCAACTCCGTTACTGCGTCAGAGGCAACGACAGCAGCGGTCAGAGCGTTGTCGGCCAGAAGTACCTTACCGCCGCTCGTGTCAATCTCACCCGCCCCTGTGCCGTCCTTAATCGTCACCTTCGGGTATCCGGCGCTGTCCACCCCCGGAATTGCCGTTCCGCTCCATGCCGTCACGTTGGCGGGGATGTCCTCAGCTTCGGCGGGATAGAGCACAATCGGCGTGGTCTTTGCCCCGCTGGTTGAGGTTTTCACGATGATGACTACCGCGTCGGCGTTCATCTCCGTTGAGGTCAATTCGAGGTAGTACATGCCGGACGACGTAGCAACTTCCGTCGCCTCGCTCGTGCAGTCGGTGAATGTTCCGCCGTCCTTCGATATTTCGCTATCCAGCCCCGTCGCGCCGGTAACGAGATCGCCGTCGGCGTCCAAAATAGGAAAATACACTCGATAAGCCGTGTTCTTTAGCGGCACAGGCCGCGCATCGCCACTAGCCATGATTTACCATCCCTGCGCACCGTGCGCCTTTCTCATTCCCGGAATCTGGCGCCCCCGCGCAGTCATCGGTTGCCCACTGGTCGGCGCTTCATAACTAATCACCAGCTTCGCCGCCTGCGTTGAATCGCCGTCATACGAACGAACGCGCATAAGCGACGACGAGCTATTCCCCTTGACGACGAGGGGCAAGCACGGAGTCGAAGGATACGGCGCTCCAGTCCTGGGCCAGCCCGGCCTATCAATGATTTCCTGAATCACCGTCTTTATATCCGGTGACGTTTTCCAGCCCGTGCCGATGAAAGACGCCGACCACACGACCCCTGCCGCCGTCGGCGTGAGGTTGCTTATCTCGTTGGTCGTACCAAGGAAGGGGGTAGAGTAATCCGCGTCATATCCGTAGAGCGTCACATTCGGGTCATCGAAACTCCCGGACACAAAATATAGTTCCTGATAGGCGCTGGTGATCGTCGTGCCTTTGAGATCAGCGAACGCAGCGGCGCTAAATAACAGCCCGATGTACTGAGTCGCGGCGTTGGCATTCAGCACGTTGCTGGTCACTTCAACCGTCCCCGTGCCCAACTCCTGCGCGTCAAGTTGCCAGTGGTCTATCTGAACCGTGATTGTTGTCATGTCAGCCTTCGCTGCTTGAGCCGCCGTCACTCGTCGCCAACATCTCGGTTAATAGCTCAATCTTTCCGTTTAGATATGCAATAACCTGATTGGCCTGCATTACTGCATCGTCCCGTTCTTTTACGAGTGTCGCCAGCTTGTCCGCCATTTCTTCTTTCGTCATCATTAACCTCCGTTTGGCCGTCGAATTGACACCAAACGACTCAACTCAATCAATTTCCCTATGTCCTCCGCTGATTGTACCAGCGATGTCGCCCGTTGTACACGCACCGTCCCGCTCAGGTCGTCCGGCTCGATGCCAAGCTGGAAGGCAAGGTCGTCTATCTCGGCACTATTAAACAAGCGCGCAATGCGCTGCTGTAGCTCGGCGCGGTTGACATCCGATAGCAACTCACTTCCTACTTCGTCGGATGGTGATGGGGGAATATCAATAACACCCGTCCCCTTCAGCAGCCCGACCAGCACGCGAGAGTACTCGCGCCATGACTCGACCCGCTGCGACAACTCCATAATTCTCTTGTGATCAGCGCTCCGTTGCGCTTCCATCTCTCGCATCCGGCGAGACAAGTCATCTACCGTCCCGTACAGTGTGTGGAGAATGGTCGGCGTATCGTCGTGAATTTCATCATCATTTACCCGCCAACGCCAGTAAAGCCCCAATGATATAACACCCGGCATGGACACCAGTACAGCCAGTGATAGCGCCGTTATAAAGTCGTACATTACTTAGTGCCAAAACGCTCTTTTATCCGTAACAAGAAAACCGCTCCAAACAGGATGACTTCCAACAGTCGCCCCGCAGAACTTATATTTAGTGCAAGCTCTGTGCCGCTGCGGATATAACCGGCCAGCAGTAGCAGGTAGAAGATGATCGTGTAAACGGCAATCGACAGGGGTAGAATCAACAGGAAACGCTCTCCCGCTCCTGCCCCTCGCCAAAGAACGGCAATCGCCATGACGAGCATCACCCAACTCACCATAACTACCCATTGGGTCATTGTCAACATATCACCCTCCAGCGCTTAACGCTTCCACCTTCCGGTTAAGCTGCCAAATCGCCCCGACCAACAGCCTGTTTAACGCCGCGCCGTTGATAAATCCACCATCGCTCATCACACCGGCATCAACCAGGCTCTGTCGATTGTACGTCACAAACTCGTCCCATGCATCGTCAATTGTTCCTGACCACACCTCCCGCGACAGGGTTCGCAGCAGCCCGATGTCGTCGTGGTCGTCGTAGGCCGACCCCGTGCCGTCGTAGTGGAAGTCGCCGTTACCTTTGATAATGAAGCGGGTTGTGCCGTTATTTTTGACGGCAAACAGGTTGCCGGTATTAGAGAGTGCCGTCGCACTCGTTCCACTTTTCTTGCTGGAAGATACTGAAGTTGCCGCGCCGGATGTCGTTGCTGTTGTGGTGTACTCGCCCGTTGCGTAGGATTCAAATTCCATCGCGCTTCCGCCTTCGCAGTACGCCTTTAGCGATATTCCCCCATAATTGCCGCCCGTGTGTCCCATTCGCCCGGCTATGGTCGTGCTCTCCAAGCTTGTCATCCCATGATCAAGACGGTAATCCTCCCACCACATCCCGCCATAGCTCCTATCAATCTCAAGGTTTCCTCTGAGTTGAAGCTGCCCTGTCGTCATTATCCGTGCTGCCGTCAACTCAATAAGATTGGCTGCTGACCCGCTGTCGGACTTCCACATCTGAATGTTTACATCGCTGTAATTGTAAACGAAATCATCAGCCCCAACCCCCAGGTACATTTGCTTTGCGCCGTTGTATCGCCTGACCGACATAGCGCCGACCAGCCCGTCGGATGTATCCTTCCACAGGAGCGACTTCTCATATTCGAAGGTACTCCCGGCAGCGAGATTGAGGAAGGAGATGCCGCTGGCGGTAATGGCAGAAGCCTGAACCCCGCTTTTGTACATAGTGATATTGACATTGCGCATGTCCACGCCTGCGTCGCTGACCACAACATACTTGGCGGCTGTAGTCGTGTCGCTTAGGTCGGTTCCCGCCGCCAGGCCCCACTCGTCACTTGACTTGCCAAGCACCCCCTTCAGGTTGCCCACTCGCACACGCGGTTTGATGGCCGGGAATACCCCTCCCCAACTGGCGGATGTCTTTTTGTCAACAGTAAATACGTCGATGAACGGCGATTCGGTTCCGACACTGGCGTTGTTGCCGGATGATGTAACGTCACCCTCGCTTGTAAACTTGATACCTCCGACGTAGCCGCTGGAACCGACCTTTGTCCACATCACCGCCGCCGTTCCCGGCGGTATCTCGTATCCCGTCACCGCCGTTGACATGGACGAAGCCTGCCCCCCCGCTCGCAAGATACAGGTCAGGATGTATGTGCCGGGAATACCCGCCGCCAGGTTCCTGTCACCCAAAGAGCCGTATATGGATGTTACTTCGGCATAGATGTCATACAGCGTCAGTGACCCGCCGGTGTTCGGCCCCATAGGTTTCATGCGTATGATGGAGCCGACCGGAAAATAGTTGTAGGCCGTCATGTAACTGCCGTTCACCGCCAGCGTAAACGACCCGTTTATCGCAGGCAGGATGTTGTCGCTCGTGCTTGGGCGTGGCTTGGCAACAGTCGAAACGGTCTTCACCAGAAATGTGCCGCCTGTCGCGTGCATCTCGTCGGCTACAAACGTCGTGGCGTGCAGTTCGCCCCGCGCCACGATGTTGTTGAACTCGGCATCGCCGTTGGCTGATATTTGCCACCCCTTCATACCGGAAACGAATCCGGGATTGGCGCTCTCCAGGTCGCCGCCGCCCGTGATGCGTATCAAGCCTTGCCCGCCGCTGTTCTCCATTCGCAGGAGATCGCCCGTCTGACTTGCCAGTTGTTTCAGGTACAACGTGTGGTCGCTGAGAACAAACGACTGAATAAACGCCGTCGCCCCTGCCTGCCATGACTGATTGCCGATACCCATCCGTTTAATTGTCAACTCACCGCCGCTACCGCTCTTGAGCAGGCTGCCATACGTCGAGCGTGTATCATCGTATGCGGTGACGGCATGGCTGTGATTGATACTTGATACGCCGTTGGTGGACGTGGCGCTCAGCGTGGATGGCGTGCCCAGCCGTAAGCCGGAACTGGTTTTTTCAATACCTGAGTTCGTGTGTGTGTAGACACGCAGACCGCTGCTGTCAATCACTAACCCCGGAGTGGTAACATCCAGTCGTATTTTCAGGCCGGTGCTGTCAAGTAGAAGGCCGGGGAAATCGCCGAGCTTTACCCGCAGTCCGTTGCTGTCAACCACAAGCCCCGGACTGGTTGAGGACAACTTTGTCTTCAAGCCCCCGGAGCCAAGCTCAAGCCCTGGGTCGGTGTCGAACTTAATCTTTAGACCGGCAGCATCTTTTTGCAACCCGGACGCACTACTCGTCAGAACGGACAAACCGCTTGGGCTGACATCCAGACCAGGGTCAGTGTTCAGTTTAATCCCTAGCCCCGGATTGACGCCAGTGTCTATTCGCAGCGAGCTTGAAGATGACAGGACAAGCGAGACGGCTTGTCCACTCACGGACAGGGCATCGTTTCCCGCTGTTACCGGCGCGTGATGGGCCGACGCATTGGCGGCATGAGCGGATACATCCACGCCATCCACGGTCTGTGAGCCGGAGAAGGAGATGCTACCCGTCATCGTACCGCCGGTCAGGGGCAGGTAGTTTCCACTCCCCCCGCCACTCGGCGGTGGCGCAGAGGGAACGGAGCGAACTGCAACGGACTTCCCGGAAATGCCACCCTTCGCCATGCGCCGAACCATGCGGTCATACGTGCGAAATCGAGACGCTGTTCGCGCTGCACCGCTTTCCAGACCTGTCGCCCGACTGTTTAGGGTAAGGTCGATTACCGGCCTGTTGCTGCCTGCATCCCACCTTGACGTAATGTCTGTGATTAGCAAGTCCGGCCTGACATAGTAGTTGTGCTGCAACAGGGTACGAACCTGGGACTCTGTGTCAAAATAATGGATGTCAACCGTCTGGCCGACAAATAGCTGCGCGGTTGAGTTTACCTGCACGTCCCTGGCTGTCCAGTTGTACCCGACCGAGCTTTTCTCTCGTAACCACGCGCTCGCGGCAAACGCCAACATGTCCGACGCCGAGGTGTTGGATACCGTCCCGTCGGTTTCCGCCGTAATCTCGGAAAATGACTCTATCTTTCCTGCCACATACCCTGTCGCTTCCAGCACCGGATTCCGCACATACGGATCGGCGTAAAGCCCCAAAACAGCAGGGTCATTGACCACCTCGTTCGGCTCTATCAGAATGTTGATGTCGGGCGAGACCCCGTAAAGCGTGACACCCTCGTCGCCGGACGTGGGGTAGACGCGGCTGAACAACGGGCCGCTCTCCTCGTTGCCGAACTCGCCGTTGACGATTCCGTTGTTCGCTACCTGGTAACTGGACAGGTAAGCGTGCGGCGGATTGGCTATGATGATGTTCTCGCCCGACACGGGACTGGACTTCTGTACGCCCCATGTGATCAAGCGGGACGGCAGCAGGGTGACGGGTAGCAATTCAAGCCGAAACACCGCCTGATGTATGTCGGCAACGGTACGCAGTAAATCCAAAACAGACTGACCGTCCGGTACGTGTGCGCCGCCATCGCCGATGCCGTTTAGACTCGTGCTCCAGCCCGGCGCGTTGGCAACAATCTGTTGAATGTCGTTTTCGGCTGGTTGACTGCGGTCGGACACAACAATTGCCTTGCCGATTGCCGCCGCCGACGGAAATGGGTCGCGAAGCACGACGTACTTGTCACCGCCGCCACTTGGCTCGGTCGCCCCCTCCTCGACAATCGTCGTGTGCGATCCGCTGTTGAGCGTAATGACGACCTTGCTGCCTACATTCATTCCCTCGGTGTTGTTCGGCGTAACCTTCCGCGTCCATACTCCAATCGTTGTGTTGTCGGCGACGCTGCCCGGCAATCCACCTGTCAATGTAACTACCAACCCCTCGACCGAATCCACTATCATGCTGGCTGTGCCGCCCGTTGTCAGCGGTATGTCCAAGAGGTCGGTCTCGCCCACGTCGGCGGTGCTGTTAAGCGTAATCTCCTTGCTGCCCTGCGTTGCCGGTTCCGTAATGGTCTTGGCGATTTCACCGGCAACAGCAATCTTTAACGTCGTGTTGTACGTGGTAAGCTCCCCGATAGGCTCCCACACGAGGTATCGCTCCAGTTCAGACAGGAGTGACCGGCCACCAACACGGACGATATGACCCTGCCCGGTACTGACGGCTTCAAGCGATTCAATGACATAGGCCTCACCCAACGCTCGCATGTGACCGGGGAATCCAAATTCGTAACTGTGGTCGTTGTAGGAAAACACTACGATGCGGCCTATCTGCTCCAGCACGCCATAGGCAGGGGTCACACCCAGCGGCCACGGATAGGTACAGGTAAATGTCCCCAATCCGCTCAGACTGCTTGTCGTCTCGACGCTTAGAAGCTTGCGCGTACTGCCGCCGGACAAGAGTGTCAGATTCTTGTCATAGAAATCCATCGTCAGATCGCGATAGCGCGACAAGTTTGCCATAGCTAACTCCAGTCCCCCAAGCGCTCAAACACAATCTCGACCTGTATGGCGTGTGCACGCCCCGGCGATGCGCCTACCCTGTCGAACATGGAAATGGGACGGACAGGGCCGACGACTACGGAACAGGTATGGGTAGATACGGTGCTGCCTACGTACTCGATGCCATAGAGCGTGCCGGACGCCCCGGCAATGTCGTACAACCCGTCAGCCTGTAAGTTCGCCGCCCTCATATTGGCTCCGCGACACAGAACCACGGCCCGGTATTGTCCCGGCACGGACGCCGCTTGCCACGTGCCGTTCACGTTGTATTTCGCGCCGCTTACGGTCTGTACCACCCCGGATATAAGGGCGTCCCCGCTATCCTCATAAAACACGAGGTCGCGACTGCCGGTGCTCTTGAGCACCGTGGTTGTCGTACTTCCGGCCACGCGCCCTACAAATTGCGTTGGTTCGTAGTTCATATTCTGTATCCGGTCTTGAGAAGTGCGTCCGCCAGCGCGTCACCGGCATCTCTGGCGGATTGAATGATAACGGTTCGCGCCTGCTCGGTGTCAACCTTTCCATAGAAGTTGTTCTGCACAGAGACGCTGTTGCTGCTGCTCCCCATGCCCCGATTCAGTTCATCCAGAAAACCGACACCCAGCTTCTCGACAGCTTCCGGGCGAAGGACGTACTCTCCAGCATGGACGATTGCCGCCATAGGGTTCCCCTTGCCGCCTCGCACGTAACCGCCCCTGCCGTATTGCTGATGTGGGCCGGAGCCACCGCCCGGATTGCCGCCGCCTGATCCGCCGGGCCTCACCTCGACAGATGTAGAGTCGGGCATGTTATTGGGTGGTCTGTAAACCCCCTGTATGACCAGCTCCACGCGCTTTCCTTCAATCTCGCTTACGAGATCGGATAGCTGCTTTCGCGCCGGGTCGGTGTTGGCGTCCACGACCATTCGATTTGCTGTCCCCTGGATAACGCCCGTCGCCTGTGCCACCGCCGCTAATGCCGGGTCGAGATTGGCGTTAACATCCAGGTTCCCCTGAAAGGCAGGGTCTTTGCGGTCTGTGCGAAAGTCCTGCATGATTTGGGACTTGGCTTCACCCAAGTCCGCCCGAATCTTGACCTTAATCTCCGCCATCGAGAGATCGGATTGCAACATGGCGATGATGCGGTCGGCAGCCTCCTTGCTGTTCTCTATCGTGATGTCGCCAACCTGAACGCCCAACGCCAGGTCTTTCAACCATGTATCCAGCGTCGCGACCTTCTCCATTGCGTTGGCGACTTTGGGGTCAATCAGGCCGAAGGCCACACCTACCTGCCCCAACTGCTGAGCGCTCGCGCCTACGCCGCCCAATATCTCCACGAACTGCTTGTAGACCGCGATGTCATCCAAGTCCAGGCCCAGGTCGATCTTCTTGCGCTCTCCTACAGGCATGTCCGCTTCCAGTTGGGCAATGACCGCGCCGTAATTGGCGATCTCGGCGTTTAGGTCGCCAATCTTCTTAGCCGTCTTGTCGGCATCATCCCCCTGTACGCCAATGCCGTGGGTTAAATCCCACACCTTCTCTTGAGCCTTCTCCATTTCCTCTCGCAGTTCGGCAACCCTGTCTTTCTGCTCTGTTGTCGCGCCTCCCACCGTAATCCATGCCGAGCCAATATTCTTGATGTTGCCGATGACCAGATCGCTGCTGATGTCGCCGCCGCCGAATATTCCTATCCACGCCGCAGCCGTGTTGGCCGTTCGCGCCGTCTCTATCTCGCGCCACGCCGCAGTATACTCGGCATTAAAGGCGCGGTTGGCCGCGTTCAGTTCACCGGTTAGCTGTTTGTATTCAGCTATGCGTTGTTGCAGGTTAAACTCCGCCTGTCGCTGCGCCGGTCGGGACACGCCACCGGCTTTCCAGTTCTCCCACACGCTGAACATCGCTTGGTCGGCGGAATCCGCTGCTGGCCCCCACCGCCTGACGGCTTCGGCCACACGATTGGCAACGGCTTCGATCAAGACCATCTCACCGTCGATTTCTTGCAAGACCGAGGCGAACTCCAACCCACCTTCCTTTATTTTTACAAAGGCGGCACTCACGGGGATGATCTTCTCGAACGGAGCAGAATTTTTGGCATCACCTTGCACAAAATTCCAAAAGCCACCGCCACCTTTCATCCAGCGAGACAATTGATTAAACTGCTGCATCCCTTCTGTTAGCTTGCTAAGAGCAGAAATGGAACTGCCAACCAAAGGAATAAAACGAATCATCGTGTCGTTGGCCGCTTCTGAAATTATTCCGCCAGTTTCGCTGCCACCTTCCCTTGATTTATCCCTTACTTCTTTTATACGTTCGTAACCGTCAACGATATTCCGTACAAATTCATCAAAGATAGTCAGGTTTTCAGCTACGGCTCCAGCCATTGATTCAAAGCCAAGACTGATCAACTCCTTCATGGAATTAGAGAGGTTTTGTGTTGCTGCTCCAGCCTGCTGGTAGGGGTCGGTCAACGCGCTCACGTCACCGCCGACCTGCTTAATCAAATCGCCGCCGACACGCAGCACTTCGTTCAGGAACGCCTGTTGCCGCTCCACCGCCGTCAGTTCCATCACCGTCTTGCCGAGAGCAGCGGCATACTTCTTGTTGGCCTCACCGACCCGGACGTTCAGGCCCAGGTTGTCAATAAGCCGGTACTCAGTCCGCTTGATGCCTCGCGCCAAGCTCTCAAAGAAGAAAGTCGTGTCACCCAGGGACGGGTTCAACACGTTGGCGGCTTTGGCTATCTCCAAAATCTGCGGTACGGCGGCGGAGATGTTGGCCGTGAACTCCGGTGTCGCGCCAGCCACCAGGGTCAGGTAGGACGACATCAATTGGAAGTCGGAGATCGTCCCCTTGCTGGCAGCACGCATCTGTTCCAGCATACCGGGCATATTCGCCATCGACTGTGAGACAAACTGGAACGATTCCGCCGTCTGCCGGATAGCCGCGCCCTGAGACGCCTGATCGTAGAGAAATTGAAACGCCTTGCCCGCCGCATAAATAGCCGCAGTTGCCGCACCTACGGCAACGGCAATGGGAGCAGCAGCGGTGATGAACTTGTTCAACGCGCTGGTACTGCTGGACGTGACGCCGGTCAACCCCTCTAACTTTTGCTTGGCATCGTCCAGTTGCGTTGCCAGTTGCCCATACACCTTAGCCCCATCTTCGACGCCATGAAAAGGGTTAGTCTTTGCCGTACTAAGACCGGCCATCGCCTGCCCAAGCTGGCCCATCTGCTTTTCGGTGTTGGAGATGATGGCGTTGTACTTCAGGGCCGCAGCGCCGACATCCCGGAACGCCGCTGCCTGCGATGTCGTTCCCACGGCGAAGCTCGACATCTTGACCGGATCATAGACATCCTTCGTCGCCCGTGCCACGCGGGAAAGGTCGGTGATGATGCGGTTGATGACACCGCCACCCGTCCACTGTGCGCCAAATTCAATGGCAATGGTATCTAGCGTGGTTGGCATTAGTTCTTTTGCCTCATTCGCATCCGTTGGATCATGGCGACAACCTTAAATCGCTCTGGATTGTCGTTCGTCCAGGTGACGGGGTTATCAGCTTCGTTGTAGGCGGTGAGAACGGCTCGGATTGAACGCGCCACGCGGTAGCGGGTGTAGTGGTAGGCGGGCCACGAAAGGAACCCGCCACCCCACGGCAAACCATCCCCGGCTTCAGCGCGTAGAAGCCAGGAGACGTAACGATTGTTGGCGTTGCCGACGCCTTCTACAGTATCAGCAACGCTTAGGTAAAACTTTCGTCGGGAATGGTGATCGCATTGTAATGCTCCAGCACCCTGTCCCCAACGCGAGTTACCAGCGGCGGCGGCATCAACGGGAAATCTTCTTCTCCAATCTCCGGCGCTTGGGCGAACCAACCAATCTGGTACGCCGCCTGAAACGCGAACCGTCTCATACGCGGCGGGTTCAGGTTCTCTCCGCCCATGTTGAAGCCGCCCATCGCATCGGCAAATTCCTCGATGTCGCCCTGCGTCAACAGTTCGGCATCCAACAGAACAAACTGGTTGGGCTCGATAGCCTTCAGTTCGCCAATGCGTTTCTTCTGCTCAGTCGTCTTGTCCCCTGACTTCATATCGCTCCGTTTAGCCGATGGTCAGCGCCCCGTCGATTCCAATCTGAATCTGCGCCGAAACAAACCCCTCGACCGGGTACGACACGTCACGTTGACGAATCAGGCCCGCACCGGCAAACGTGCTACCAAAGGTAGACGTGCGGATCGGGTCGAACGTGAACGCAGCCGTCGCGCCCGGAACCAGCGCGTTCAGGAACGCAGCCGGGACGGGTGACGCATTATCCAGCAGGAAGTTCAGCGTAAAGCTGGCGGACGGAATACCAACGATTTGGGCTTTGTAGGTTTGGCCGGAAATGGCCTGTTCGGTGATGTCGGCGCTGGATGCAAACTCGACGCTGGTGAGGCCGTCAAGCCCCCAGGTTCCAAACGTCGCAATCATATCCTTGCCGTTAAACTTGCTCATGTTTCCCTCGCTTTCTTTAACAGAGCGGTGGCGGCTCTTAACTCGTCCCCGCTCAAGTTCGGTAATGCCGATTCCAATAGTTCAACCAGTTTGTCGGCACTCATGCCAGTCGGCGTGCGCGAATTGCGCCACTGGTCAAACTCGTCGTACCCGTACACCACGGAGCCGACATGACCTACATGCGCTCCCGCGTCTACGGCGACTCTGAAACCGAGGGAACCTGCCCTACGGCAAAAATTAACGTCCTCTCCTTCTCCGCCTTCACCCCACTGGACGAATTGGGTGTATCCTGGCCCCCATTCCTCGTCCACCATCGCCTCAAGTACCTTGCGACGAATCAGCGTAAAGGCAAATCCGGTTCCATCTGCCGGGAGTGTTTCCCCGACCATGACTTCATCCACTAACAAATTATAGTATAGTCCGTTCAGCGCATCTGGCAAGTCCGGTTGCTCACCCAGACGCAGTAGCAGAGCGCGAGGTGGCGGGACGCGCTGTGTCGCCAATGCCGATACGATGTCGAAGCGCCAGTTGTCCTCATGGTCGCGCATCTTCTCCAACAGGTCGGGCGGAAACGTCATGTCGTCGTCCAGCAGAAGCAGCGTGTCGCAGCCGGATTGCAGGAAGCGCCGCATCAGGGTCGATGCCGCCCAGTGAGACGGCGTGCGAACGGCAGGCTCCAGCAGCACATCGCCGTCGCGGAGTCCCTGGCGCAGCAGCCGGGCGTAGCAGCCGACGAACGACGCTTCGGGATGCGTCAGGCGCACGCCCACCGCGATCTTGCCGAACCCTTCCGGCGCGTCGTGGTTGTAAATCTCGCCGTTGGCGGCAAAGGTCGCGTACTCCGGGCGCACCACGTCTCTGGCGACGGTCAAGGTCTCGTCATAGCCCAGGAACCCGGCCAACAGCGTTACCGCTGCGTCGGGATATTCCACCAGCGCCTCGTAAGACACGACTTCTATCTTCTCCGGGGGAAAGTTCTCCCGCGCCCAGGCCAAGATGCGCTCCTGCGCCTCAACCTCTATGCCGACCCGCGTCTTGGCATCGGCGTACTTGACCCCGTGGGTCATCTGGTAAGAGCGGATACGGGCCTCGGTATCGCGGGTGACGAACAGCAGGCGCGGCTGGCGCTTGAAAGCCGACAGGAACATAACCGCCATCTCGTACTGCGGCCAGATGCGGGTTCCCCAATGCGGCTTATGCTTCATGTCCCGACCGGCGACGTAGTTCCGCGCTCCCATCTCGCCCTTCTTCACGCGCCGGGCCAAGTGGTCGTCACGAAAGTAGGCCGACACGTTGGACTCAAAGGACGCGGGCTTGTCGGGCATGGTGTAGCCCATTGCGTCCACCACGGCGCTGTAGACCGCCGCTCCCGACCGGCTTCCGCCGACTACCACCAGCGCGTCCTGCGGTTCGCTCCACTTCTCCAGGTAAATAGTCTCACCCAGCAGCCACATCTCCTGAAAGTTATCGGCCCGCCCGAAGGTGGAGTGCGGCTTGTAGTGGTTGAACACGCAGCCGTCATAGACGCCAATCGCCAGTCCCGCGTTGATGGCCCGCTGGCACATGTCGTTGTCCTCGTGGCCGTAGCCGACAAACCGCTCGTCCAGCATCCCGATTTCTTCAAAGACGCTCTTGTGGATTGCCACAGCGGTAAATGAAATGTGGCCGGGCATCAGGCGGATGCTCGACGGCGTGACCTGCCGCTGGTCGATGACCCCGGACGTTCCCCGGATGGCGGCAGAGATGATCGGCACGGAACCTTCCCGCTCCACGATCTGCTCCAGCACCGACAGGCCGTGGTCGGTCAGCAGTTCGGTGTCGTCGTTGAGCAGCATGAACGACTCGTCCAAGTCGTAGACCACCCGGATGCCCAGGTTCGTCCACTTGGCGAAGTTGAACGGCTTGGGGGCCAGTTGGATGATGACGTTGGGATACAGGGCCAGCAGGCCGTCAAAAGTGTCGGGTTCATCGGTAACGATGACAGTCTTGTTCAGGAAGGACGGGTTGCGATCCTCGATGGACGCAAGGCAAGTGAGGGCCAGATTGGGGTCTGACGAGGGGATAATCAAATACATAGCTATACCGCGCTGTAGGCTATCTCAATACTGATGTCGATAATATGGCGAAACATATTGGGCAGGCCCGTATCCAGTTCATCCACGGTGTAGGGCAAGTCCATATCAATGCGGGTGTCGTAGACTGTGCCATCGACCGACCAGCGGTGGAGACCGGCCAGTAGGGTGGCCCGCAAGTCCAGCAGGTCGGCAAAGACGGAATGGTAGATGTCGATCTGGAAGCGGTAGCGGTAGGTGTCGTTACCACCACTTACCGCCCGCCCGTCACCACCGAAGATTTGGGAGTAGACGAGACAGGGGAACACGGCATCGGCAGGCAGGGACATGGCGTAGATCGCCTGCACGTCCGACCCGGCCAGCGCCGTCAGCTTGTTGTAGACCGCCAGGGTCGCGTCACTCATATCGCCGCCTTAACGATTTTCGCCACAATACTCGACAACTCCGGCGTGACTTCTTCCGTAGAAGGCCGCAGGAACGGGAATTGCACATGCCGTTTAGCAAGCGCCGTAGTGAATCCCAACTCCAGATACTTGGCGTATGGACGCGACAGGCCAACACCGGCCTCCACCGTCGCGTTCCCTTTTGCCGTCTGCCGCACCTGAATAGAGCCAACCAACCCGCCATACTGAGATGCCGGAAAGCCACCGGACACACCGGCAGAGCGGGAATACTGTATCCAGTGTCGGGGAATCAGGGGGGAGCGCCAGATCATGCCACTCTTGCCGGTTTGCAGGTTCTCAATGGTCTTTTCTCGTACCCGCTCGGCCATCGCCTTTGTTGCCGGGCCACGAGCAGCTTCCATGTTCTCGCCAACCTTGCGAACACGTTCCAAAATACGACCGTAGTCAGAGATGTTGGCGTTGATACGAAATTCGGTCACGTTACACCCCCGTCCGGCGCAGGTTGAGAATCAGGCCGTAGATGGTCAGTTCCTCAAAGCCCTGCACGTCGAAGATTTGCGGCTCGGCCAGCAGTTCGCCCCACTTGTGGGTCAGCACCACCCGGTCGTCGGTGTCGATCTCGCCCTTTGCCGCTTCCGGCATCCGAGCGCGTACCAGGATTTCGCTCAGGGTAATTGGCGCACGGTCGCCCTTCTCCACCTCGCGGCTGCGAAACTTGAACGGGCTGTAGGCCAGTCCCGCCTGATAGCTCGACGCGGTGGCAAAGGTCGCCACCACCTCGCCATACGTGCCGGTTGTCACGCCGCGCCGCAAATGTACCAGCGTGTCGGTCAGATACCGCTCGTTCTCGTGCCGGATGTGGGAAAGCTCGTCATTAGAGATCATCGGGTTCCCCCACTACCGCCTCGCTGCCAAAGCCATCGGTGCGGATGAATCCACCCACGACCACGCGGTTGGAACCAAGCAGGCTGTCACCTACATAGCCGTACTGCTTGCGCCAGCGGTCGGCGTCCTCGGCATAGCCACGGGAGATGTGGCTGCGTGACAGGCCGAATTGGTCAGATTCCAGGTTAGGGAACTTGCGCCATGCGGCGGCAAGGCGCTCAAAACAGGCGGCAACCGCCCGCTGCCAGGAACCCTCGGCAGCAAGGATGCTGTCGATTTCCTCGTCCTCTATGTTCTTATCTTCGGGCAGGGGGCCGTGACCGGCTTCGGTGTCTTGGATGTGAAAGCGGATGCGATCCAGATCGCCACGGTGGGGTGCTTCGTAAGTAAAACTCATAGTCGCTCACCTACTACAACCTGTCGGTGCGTCGTCGTGTGGCGGTGATGACGCGCTTGGGCAGAGGCTTTTCTTCCGGGACAACCACGATCCCTTCCTCGACCCAGGTATCCCAAACGGTCGGCGGGACTTCTATCCTGGAGATAGTCTCGCCCGCCGACCGTTCAAAACCGAGTGACAGGATTTTTACGTCCTGCGTCAGTTGCCCGTTAATTAGGCTCCTGCGACCTCGTGACCGTAAATCCAGCGCCAGTCCGTCCAACCGAACGAGTAACGCATGTATCCACGGGTACGCATCTTCAACTCGTAGACGCTCTTGGGGTCGATGGTGAACTCAACCGGCACGCGATCAAACCAGTGAAGGGAACGCTTCATCAAAGAGCTATCCACCATAAACCAGTTGGTCGTGTCGGTCAGGTACTTCCAAACAACCACGTTCCACCGCTGCGAAGCGGCGTAGTTGAGATCGTTGTTCGCGCCACCGGGGGCTTGCGGCGTGTTCAGCGCCACGTAAGCCGTGGCTTCCAGCGCCGGGGGAACGATGATGGTGTCGGGAACCACGCTCATGTGGTTGCCGTTGCCGTCCTTGAACGCACCCATCAGGCCGATGGTCGAGGCAACCGAAGTCGCGCTCAACGCCGTCGAACCCGCATTGCTTTGGGTCGTGGCGTTGGTCGGCAGGTACGGGTGCGAACCGCACAGGGCCACGCTGTCACCACCGAGGTAGGACGATGAGAAAGCGTTGTTGAACACGCTTGCGCCATGCTTCTCGCGGGTGCGGGCCGCAGACATACCCATCATGCCTACCGTGTTGGTGATCTCACGGTACTTGTTGTCATCCAGGAAGCGGCGCTCGATTTCGACCGCCTGCACATACTCCTGGTGTTCAATCCGCGCCGTCCAACCGCGCACCGGCTCTACGTACTCAATAGCGCCCTTGTAGGGGAACCAGTCACGCAGGCCGTGGATGTCGGCAAATTCCTCATAGGCGGAATCGGACGACTGCACATTGAACAGGCGAGGGGCCATTGCCGAACGGTCGATCTCAGCACGCCCTTCATCGAACTTCACGCGCAAACCGGCTTCGAGAAGTTCGGGCCATTTTTCGTTAGTTAACATGCTCATGGCTTAACCTCTCTTATCCAATCTGAATGTTCGTGAAAACGACATAGCCCACGGCGTAGGACGCATCATGCGGATCGGTGCGTGCTTCGACCAGCGCCAGGGAACCATTAGTGGCGTCGTTCGCGTCCAGCCAGCGGGAATTTGCAATGTCCTGCGTGCGGTCGCCAATTGACGCGGAGTAGGTGGCGGCGTCCATAGAGCAACGCCACACCTGCGAACTCGTGAGAATTGCGGCTTTCATCAAGTCGCCGTCCGACCCCGTTGTCCGTCCTTCCTGCATAACCGCAGCGACGGTGGACACCGTGTTGGCCGCTTTTACGAGCTTGCCACTTGACAGGACGACCAGATCGCCCACGGAGAACGTGCCGGTTCCATTAACCGGAAAGTCACGCACAACAGGGGTCGAGCCGTCCAGCGAGTAGGCAAACTCAAATCCATTAGTAGCCATCGCTTACCTCTCTTTCTTGACTTCTTTCAATAAAACTTGGGGGTCGATGCCCAACAGCTTCGCCAGGGTTGCC